TCAGCCGTTGACCACGCGCAAGATAGTCATCCTCTTCCGTGTGGCTTCGACCTTATTGGCCTGTTCGACCAGGTGCTCAACCGTGCCAGCCGCGTAGTGCTGCGGCATGCTCTTCACCGAGTGTCCCAAAAGCAATGCGCGATCCTCTTCCGAAACGCCGGCGGCTCTGAGTCGGGTAGCGTAGGTGTGGCGCAGGTCATGCACACGGACCTGCGGCAACCTGGCCCGCTCGCGCGCCTGCTTCCAACCGTTGTTCCCCATCTCCTGGATTCGATCGCCCCGATAGGGGAAGACGAACTCCGAATGCTTCCCGCGCTGGCCATCCACCACACTCTGCGCCACGTCGTTCAGGATGACCACGTGCTGCCGGCCTGCCTTGTACTCTCCGGCCGGGATCACAAACACGCTGCGGCCCAGCTCCGGGAATCGGTGCTCCCAGGTCCAGCGCAGCCCGCATGTGTTCTCATCCCGGGTCCCGGCGTTCACGGCAAACAGCGCCATGCGCTCCAGGTGAGGGGGCAATTCATTGAACAGCATGGATTGCTCCTCCCAGGTGATCGGGTATGCCCGGCGCGGATTCTTGTGCTCTAGCATCTCGATCAGGGGTGCCGATGCCAGCCATGGGGTGCCGTCATCGTTCCGCCAGACCCGCGCCGCCCGAATCAGGATGGCGCGTACTACCTCCAGCGTTTTATTGACCGTGGCCGGTGTGACGCCCTTGCTGCCGTCGATAGGCGTCATGCGGTCGGCCTTGAACTTGTCGAAGCTGCCGCTGTGGATCATGTCGATCTGCTTCGTGCCGATGTACGGCAAGATCTTGGCCAGGTGGGCGTCTGCATAAGAAAACTGCTTTTCGCCCTCCTTTTCCTTCTCATCTAGGTAGCGGCCAGCCGCATCGCAGAAATGATGCTGCGGGCGCTGGTCTTGCTGCCTGTCAATTGCTGCTTGCTCGGCACGGAGCCAGGCTTCGGCGTCCTCCTGGCTGACCGCTCCAAGGCGGGCATAGATGCGCTGCCCCTTGTACTGCTTGTCAACTTTCCTTTCTCGATCACCATCGATGGAGATTCCTTTTGTCCTTGTTCGCATGTTTCTCTCTTCAGTTTGCGACTCGGACGCCCGTTGCGGGCCTTATATTCATCGGCCCACGCGTCCAAGTCAAGGCGGTCAAATCCAATCCCACGGCCGCCAATGGGGATTTCAGTAAGGCCCGGGCGCACCTCGGCGTCGAAGCGGTTGCGGTCCATGCCCAGGTAATCGGGCGCGTCGCGGTGGCGAATGATGCGCGGCGGGATGTTCATTCGGTATCCTTCAAAAGTGCTGCGGCCATGATCCCCAGTGGCAGATCCAGGGCAGCCGAGATGCCGGCGCAGTTGCGTAGGCCGGGATTTGGCACTCGACCATGCTCCAGCTCCCAGATGTATGACTTACTGGTACCCGTGAAGGTGGCCAGTTCCTGTAACGTCATGCCACGTTCCTTGCGGGTCTTCTTGACCAGTGCGGGCAGGCTCATCGCCGAATCCTCCCAAATTCAACGACCCACACCCACGGATTGGCGGCCCAGCTGCCGGCGCCGTTGATGGATTCCCATAAAGCCATGAAGGCGATCCTGTCATCGCCGCCGTTCAGGTCTTTGATCGGTGCGTCCTGCTCTTGCGCCCAGGACATGGCACCTTCGGCAGAGGCATCTGCCTCACTGATGTCCTGCAGGCGCTCCACGCGCACGCCGCTGATCTCCAGCACGATGCGGCTGGCCGCACGCGGCATGTGGATCGCAGGGCGCTTCCACCACGATGGAGTGCGATCGCTGCGCTGATTGCCCTTGTGGAAGTTGTGCGGCGCGCCGTCAGTGGCGTATGCATAGGTGTGGCCACACTCCAGAGTCATGTCCACGAAATGCCATTCGTCCCGCTTCTTCTTCGCGCTGAACCGGGTCTCCCAGCGGCCATACGCATAGAAGGTCTCGCGGATGTACGGGCGGTCACCGACGGTGCCGTAGGGGCAGCGATAGGGATACTCCATGCCGTCTACGTTGGCTGTCTCGCCGTCCGTGCTGCTGTAGGGCCACCAGCCATCACCGTAGTCCTGCAGCACAAAGCAGTCATCGCCGCGTTGATACTTCACCTGGCGCCTGGTCTGCGTCTTATCGCCGGCCAGGATGGCGCGCACCATCGGCGCGCTGAAAAGGATAGGTTTTTCGCTCATGGTAGGATTGGTTTCCACAATAGGGAGATATAAAAATGACTCATTTCTTTGGGCACAACTACGGTGGCTACGTCTTCTTTTCCTCTGCGGTCAAGATAGCCGGCATCGAAAAATGGGAGTCAAGGGTTTCCATAGCGAAGCCATTGGTAGGCCAACCAAAAAATGTGGAAGAGCAGTTTTTTTCTGTACTTCCACAGCAATTCGACAGCGAGGAGGAAGCAGTTTCTGCAGGCGATAGAACCGCGAGAGATCTCATCGACGGGGTGATTCCAGGCTTGAATATTTAAAGCCAACGCGCCAATGGCTGAAAGTTGGAGATTCACGCCACCCGAGCAATTTCGCGCTCGTGGGTGAAGTTCGCTTCCAGCAGCGCGCGGGCCAGCGGCGGGCAGACACTGTTCCCGATCATTCGCACCTGGGCGGTCTTGCTCAGCGGCTTGCCATTGACCACCGGATCCAGGACATAGTCGTCGGGGAAGCCCTGGGCCCGGGCCAGCTCGCGCGGCGTGAGCATGCGCATGCCGATGTCCACGATCTGATATTCCTCGCCGCGGACGGTGACCAGGCCGAAGCGCTCTTTGGTCGGGATGGTGTGCAGCGGATCCTTGCATTCCTGGAGCTGGCCGCCCTCGCTGTAATACTTGACCAGGAAGGCGCGCACTTCACCGACATGGCCGCCGCCGGCTGTCAGGGGCGGCATGGGCTCGTCCACGGTTTGGCCGAACTGGTTGTTGCGCAGCTTCACGAGGTGCGAGGTGATCAACGCACTGTCGGCCTTGGCGGTAATGGTCTGGATCGGCTCGCTGGCATCGCGCGGCCGAGACTGGCCGGCCCGGCCGCCGCAGCCGACGATCTGCGCGGTAACGACGGAGTGGTGGTCCGAAGTGGTCACGGTGCCAAAGGGCACATCCACTCGGGTGCCGGTGACGCCGCCGTAGTGCTTGGCCAGCATGGTCGAGACCAGCGCCTGGTTACCGCCGCTGGCGGTGACGGTTCCGATGGGCTTCTCGATGTCATGCGCGCCGCTACCCCAGCGCTTGACGCCGCTCGGGGACTCCTCGCCATGCGCGGCATCCACCAGAGTGGCCGACACGACGGCGAAGTGGCCGCCCTTGACCTCGGCGCACTGAGTGCGCAGCGGCTCATCCGCCGGCATGTTGCGCTGGGTACTGGCGTTGGCGTGCTCGGTGATGAACGGGGCCAGGGCAGCGGTGACGAGGGCTTGTTCACCACGATTCGCGCCGGTCACGGTGGCCAGCGGCTCGCTGGCGGCGCTGTTGCGGTCGGCGCCCTGGTGCGTCATGTGCATCACCGATGGGACCACCAGGCCGAAGCGCGGGGCGCCGGCCATGACCGTATGCAGGGGATCGTCCAGCCGCTGGCCGGTGCTGTTCTCGCTGAATTTCACGATAAATGGATCGGCGCTGTTGATCACGAATCTCACCACGCCCTTAGCGATCCGGCGCAGGGTGGCCGCCTTCAGCGGCTTGCTGCGCTCGAAAATGGACGGGCAGGGGATCGACCAGTCGATGCACTCGGCGGCGGTGCGGAACGGCAGCAGCTTCCCGGCCTTGACGGCGGGGGATTTCGGGTCACCGTGGGTCGGCTCGGGCCAGACGATCGGCAGGCCGTCTCGACGAGCGAACACGAACAGGCGCTTGCGGATGGTGGGCGTCCCGTAGTCGCAGGCGCGCAGGATACGCCATTCGACCTTGTAGCCCAAGCCGGCATACAGGCGTTCCATGGGGAAGTCGGCACCCAGCGCCTCGAAGATCTCGGGCACGTCCGGGTGATCGCGGTCCAGGCCAGTGGTCAGCGCGTCGATGAAGGCGCGGAAAGTGCGGCCCTTCTCGGCCTTGATCGGCTTCCCATCATCGTCAATCGGGCCCCAGTCCTGGAATTCTTCCACGTTTTCGATGGCGATCGCGCGCGGCATCTGGAAGGCGCCCCACTTCAGGCATACCCAGGCCAAGCCGCGAATCTTCTTCTCGCGCGGCTTGCCGCCCTTGGCCTTGCTGTGGTGCTTGCAGTCCGGCGAGAACCAGGCTAGCCCGATAGGCTGCTGCTGGGTGACGAAGCCGGGGTGGACGGTGAATACGTCTTCGCGGTAGTGGCGTGTTGTCGGGTGATTCGCCTCGTGCATAGCCAGGGCTTCGCCATCGTGGTTGATGGCAACGTCGACGGCGCGGCCAAAGGCCTGCTCGATGCCGGTGCTGGCACCGCCGCCGCCGGCAAAGTTGTCGATCAGCAGTTCATGCGAAAAGCCGAGGGGCATCGTGAAATTGTCGCGCTTCATGCTAGGATTTCTCCAAAAAAGGAGGGGTTATGGTTGAAAAGCACACTTGGCGCACGATCGAAGATGTACAGCCTTGGGTTGATCAAAACGGCATCGAAGAATTAAGGGCTGCCGCCGCAGAGGGGCGATTTGGCGGCGGCCGACAAACTGCTGCAGATGCATACCTCGAAAGGTTTGATCGCATGGCGCTTGAGCAGGGAAAGCGAACCGAAACCAACTTACTAACGCGCTCTACAAGAGCAGCGGAATCGCAGGCCAGAACGGCACGGTGGGCTTTTGTGATTTCTATTGCAGCGTTGATCATCTCGATCGTCGCGCTGTTCAAGAAATCGTAGCTCACGCTTCCTCGGAAATACGCCCCTGGCCGTCGCGCTCGACGTTGTCGGGCAGCTCGCCGCCCAATGCACCTACCAGCGCTGGCAGCAGCTTGCTCATCTCGCCGGTGAACAGCATGAAGTCGCCATCGAAGCGTTCGTCGGCGTTCTTGCCGGTGAGGTCGTGGTCTTCCTTCAGCACGTCCAGCAGCGCGATTTTCTTGATGGACAGGTTCTCGGCCAGCGTGAAACTGATCTTGTCGGCCCAGGTCAGCGCCAGGCGCGTGCATTGCTTGCCGGCCTCGATGTGGCCGCGAATGTCCGAGACCTCCAGGGAGTGGCGCACGTAGCGCACGGTGGCGCGGCTCTCAGCCGTGGAGCGCAGCTCGGTGTCCTGGTCCACGGTGAAGCCGGCCGGGGCCTCGTCGCTGGCGAGCCAGTCGGTCATGGCCGCGCCTGGCGACATCACGGTGCGCACGCTCTCCAGCGGGAATTTCGGCACGGCCTTGAACAGCAGCTTGAGCGCGTCCTCGGCCTTGGTCGAAGTGCTGGAGTCCACCACTAGCCAGCCATTCACCGGGTCGATCCATACCCACACGCTGGTCAGGCGCGTGAATGCGCGGGGCAGCAGCTCGTCGGTGACCTGTTCCTTCAGCTCCTTGGTCTGCTTGCGACCCGACGGAAAGCCCTGCTGCTCTTCCAGCTCCTTGGCGCGCTCGCGCGTCACCTGGTTGATGACGGCGGCTGGCAGGATCTTCTTCTCGGTCTGCAGGCGCAGCAGGAACTGGCGATTGACCTGGTGAACCAGCATGCCGCCTTCGCGCGCAGGCACCCAGCCGCTGCACTGAATTTCGAGGCTGGCCAGCGGCGTGAAGGCCTGCGGTGCCAGATTCTGAGCCAGCTGCTCGGCGGTGACAGGCCAGTGTTTCTGCATGCGGTAGATTTGTGCGTTCTTGAACATTCTCAGTTTTCCTTTTTCGTCCTAATTGCGGAGCAGATTTCAATCACCTTCTGGCATTCCTCGACGCTCATGTATCCGATGTGCGTCTTCTCTACCGGCATCCCCATCTGACTTGCCAGCCAGGCATAGCCGGCGCGCCTGGCCTTGGATTTGGTGCAGCCATCGCGGCGAATCTTTCCCTGCCACAGAGGATCGAAAGCCGCGTGCGCCTTGATCTTCCACTCGCGCAGTTCAGCGTTCGCCAGGCGCCCGAGGGCATGCGTAGTTCCTTTGTGGCAGCCGACCCATGCCTGGCATGGCACGCATGTCCAGATCGGCCCATAGTCTTGCCAGTAGGGATATCCGGTGTCTCCGCGCCGTAGCAGTTGGGCCGGCTGCTCGCAGTACCTGCAGGTCTTTGTCTTCTTGGTCATGGTGTTCTTGCCCGATCCGGGGCTCGGGCTGACCCGGGAGGAATCAGGAGATGCGGGTGAAGGGATACTTCTCGACCCGATTCTTGACCTGGTGGATGAAGTACGAGCCCTTCGACTCGGCGGCCTGGAAGGCGGCGAAGTCTTTGGGTGTGAAATTGGCGTAGTGGTACACGCTGCCCGGCTTCTCGCCACGGCCAGGGAACTGGATGGCCAGGGTGTTGGTGGCGGCGTCGTGGCCGATGGCCGCGATCTGGGTCGATTCAACGGCATCCATGGCGATGGTCGGGTGCTGGGTGGGGGCGGTGGTGGTCATGCGTTCTTCTCCATAAGGTCGAGGGCGGTGCGGGTTTCTTCGGCGGTGAGCGGCTGCACCCACAAGAGCGGCAGGCGATCCGTGGCGCGCGGCCACACGATCGCGCGCACGCGCGCCGCGATGATGGTGGGGTGGATGTACCACCAGAGGCGTCCATCCAGCGGGTGCTGATAGATGCGCATGCGGTGCTGCTGGGCCATCACGCGGCTTCCTTGCGGTGGCGGTTGGCTGCCGCGATGACGTGGTTGGCGATGGCCTGGCATATGGCCGGGAAATCTGCCTCGTGATAGAGCTTGGCGGCCTTGTCGGTACCGGAATGCACGAAGCCCAGCACGGCCAGGCCGTCAGCTGTGATCGACAGCGGGGCGATGCGCTCGCAGATCTGGCCCAGGCGAAGGGTAGGGGCGCCGGCCGGTGCGCGGCGCGGTGCTGCTTCCACTGGAGCAGGCGACAACACTGCGCGCGGCGCCTGCGCGGCTTCCTCTACCTCCTGCGCCTTCTCGGCCAGCAGGTTCTGTTGCTGCACGGCGGCCTGGCGCTGCAGGCGGTCGGCTTCTTCCTGGCGGATGCGCTCAATGCGCGCGGCTTCCTGCTGCTGGTGCTTCTCGATGCGGCTGACGATGGCCAGTTGGAAGTCTTCCATCGGCTTGGCCACCAGCTGCTGCAGGTCGGCCAGCAGGGCGCGGTGCGCATCGGCGTGCTCCTTCACCCAGGCCAACTTCTTGCGGAGGTCGGCGGCGGCATTGTCGGCGGCAGCCTTGCCGTTTGCCAGCGCGGCGTCCAGTTTTTCCTGCATGCTGCTCAGGGACTTCAGGCCCTTGATGGTGCCGGCGAAGTCGGGCATGGCCATTGCCAGGCGCACGCCTTGGATTTCCGACTGCAGGGCCTCGGCATGGGCGGTCATGGCCTTGCGGGCGCCTTCGATCAGTTCGGCGCGGCGGCGCTCCTTCTCGCTGGCCAGCAGCTTCTCGGCCATCAGGCGGTTTTCGCGCAGCAGCTTGGCCAGCATGTCTTTCTGGCGCTTGGCCTCGTCCACGGTGGTGATCTGCGCCAGCATCTGGGCCTCGGCGGCATCCAGCGCGACCTCGGCCTCCTTCATCATCTTGATCTGGCCGTCCAGGTCGACAAAGTCCTGATCGGTCTTTGGCTCGCGGATCAGCTGGCCGTCGAGGAAGTTGCGCAGTGCGGCCTCGAAGGTCTGGAAGTTCTGGCGCACTTCGATCTGCCCCGACACTTGCACGGCCACGGCCGGCAGCGCCAGCACCGGCTCAGCGGCCAGAACCTTCTCGGCCTCGGGCAGCTCATAGGCGGCCAGATCCTTGTCGAACTGGCACCAGCCGGCCAGGATGCGCTCCTGCCAGGCGGTGTCGGGATGCACCACCACGTAGGCCAGGTTCTCGGGCGTGCCGTCGGAAACCACGAAGTAGAGCTTCTTTGCACCGGTGACCATCAGCACCTGCTGGCACTGCGGCATGTGCTCCTCCGGCACGATGCCTGCCGAGACAGTTGCGAAGAGCTCGACGTTGAATTGCTTGTGCTCGAAGGCGATATCCTCGGCCATGGTCAGGCCATCGCAGGATGCCGAGATCTCGAAACTTGCCCAGGCCGGCATCAATGCGGCCGAGCAGGTGACCGGGTACAACTCTTCGCCGATCAGGTCTTCAACCAGCGGGCGCGCCAGCGCTTCCACGTGGTGGCCGTGGTCCAGGATGTGCGTCTGCACCCATTCGCTGAACTGCTTGGCATCGCCCAGGTGTTTCATGCGCAGCAGCTCGGCGCGGCTGGCCTTCTTGGACAGGCCCAGCATGGCGGCAGCCTCGCTGGCGCCGTAGTGGGTCAGGCGGAATTGGTTCCAGGCGTCGGTGCCTTGCTCCAGTGCGTGAATTTGCATATTCGTCCCTTGGTGGTCAGTCGTTTTCGTGGGCCCAGCTGTCGATGGTCAGCTTCTGGTCTTCGGTGAGCTTGCCCTTGGTCTCGATCTGGGCGATGAGCTGCTGCACGGTCTTTGCCTTCTTCAGAATCAGCTCGCGCCAGGCCGCCCGGTTCTTCTCGAATCGCTCCGGCGTGCACACGCCGATTTCCTGGCGTCCGTTCTGGTGCTGGGCAGGCTGGCCGGGATCGGCACCGCCGGCGCCATCGTCGTCCTCGCCCTTGGTGGACATGCCGGTGGCGGCCAGCAGGGTGTAGCGCTGAAGGTAGGTAATGGTCGATGCCTGCTGCTGGATGGCGTTTTTCTTGCCGCTGGCATCCGGCTGGCCGGTCATCGTCACCTTCTCGGAGTGGCCCATGACGTGCATCACGATGCAGTCCACGGTGATGCCGTTCTGGCCCTGGTGGATGTCCCAGCGGAAGCTCAGTTGGTGCTTGGCCATGGCCGGGCCGATGGCATCGGTGACGTCGGCCAGTTCTGCATGCTTGTAGGAGGTGGTGTCGCCATCCCGCGTCACGAAGCTGACCTGCTTGCGCTTGAAGATCTCGATGGGCTCGGCCTTGAATGCGGTCAGTGCTGCTGCGAAGCCCTTCTTCGCCTCGGCCGCGTCCCAGCGCTCCTTCACCTCCAGGAGCTGCTGCAGCTTCACCATGTCGAAGTCAGGCTTGCTCATCGCGGCCTCGATCAGCCGCATCATCACTTGCGAGTCGCTGCCGCCGCGCGGCGCAACTTGCAACTGCTGCTGCTCCATTTCCACAATCGCGTTCATCGTTCTCTCTCAGTCTTCTTTGTGTTGGGCCGGCACTAGCATCGTCGCGATGTCAGGGTCGGGAAACTTGGTGAAAATCCGGGCCTTCATGTGGGCCTCGGCGGTGCGCTGGGCGGTGTCGTCCGCCGCGGTCATGAACAGCGCAACGCCCAGGCACAGGAGGAAGCCGGCAGCGGGGAGGGCGGTTCTCATGACAGCGGCGCGCGCAGCGCTTCCTGGATCAAGATCAGCATCAGGATGGCGCCGGCCGCGAAGGCGGCGCCGTACAGCGCCAAGGTGGCGCAGCGCATGGCAGCCCGAAACACGCGACGAGCCAGGCGGCGGACAGCAGGGCGAGCCTGCCAGCCCAGCGTGCGGAGCCATGCGCGGCGAGATGGGCCGTTGGCGCAGTGGTTGATCATGGTCAGGCCTCCAGTTGCGACAGGCGCAGGCGGCTTACCGCCAGGTCACGGCACAGCACTTGACGCTCTTCCGGGCTTGCGCCGGGCAGCATGCGCAGCGCGGTCTTGATGGATGCGCGGTGCATCCAGATCTTGAGTTGGCGGATCATGCTCCCACCCCCGCATAGCAGTGCTCATCACGGGCGAAGGCGCGCACGTCTTCGCGCTGCTCGGCGGCGTACTGGGCGCCGATACCCTCGGAGCGCATAGCGAAGTTGAAAGAGTCCAGCAGGCGCTGGGGGAGAACGTCGGTCAGGTCGATCACCTGGCCACCGACATTGATCGCGATGGCCTCCGCCTCGAATTCCTTCGAGAAGCGGCAGAAGCTGCCGTACAGCTCGACCGGCATTTCGCCGACCTTGGCGGGGTAGGGGATCAGCTTCAGGCTGGCGGGTACGCGGGGGAATTGCTGGGTGGCTGTCATGGCGCTCACCTCAGTAGCCCAGCACTGCACGAGCAGCGGACATGGTGGCGGGGATCACTTCGAGCTCAATGAACACCTCATTGGTGTTGACGTTCACGCACTCGCTGGCCACCGTCAGGGTGCCGTCACCGTTGTCGATGGTTGGCTCAGCTGGATAGTGGTTGTCGATCCATTGAATTAGGTTCTTGGTATTCATCTGCTGCCCCGTTTGGTTGTAAGTGACTACAACCAAAGGTTACAACAGCAGATTGGAATCTGCAACAAAAAGTTGTAGTAAATGTGAAAAAAAGTTGTAGTCGCCTTTGCAAGGGCGAAAAAAAACCGCCTTGATAGGCGGCTTTCGTTGTCGTTGACGGTGGAGATCTATAGTCGGCCAGGCTGGGCGCGTACCTCAAGAACCTGTCTGGATACAGGATCAATATCACATTCATATATTGAAGCTTGGTAGGCGCCGAATCCGTTCTGGAATTCGATCTTGTCGCCGATATAGGTCAGAAGCCCCTTTTCCTGATCCAGCCAGCGGAATCGACTGAATTTGGGTTCCATGGTTTTATCGGTCCAGCGAGCGCTGAATCGCGCTAATTTCTCGATTGGCGCCTGGCAGGCAACGGCGGCAGTGACAAGATTCTTGTCTCCCCAGCATTGAATATCCGTTTTGCACGCAGCTTCCTTCTCAGCGGCCTTTTTCCTGTCTTCGTCGGATGTCTCCATGCACCTGCTAATACCAAATCCGACCAGTAAAAGTAAGAACACTCCCCCAACGAATTGCTTCATGCCGCCTGCCGGCGCGGGCGTCGCGATGCTGGCGGCCGGATTGTCGATGCCACAATGGGGACATGTTTTGGCCTCGGACGAGACCTCTTTGTCGCACTCGCGACAGGGCTTGAGGGCCATGATTAAAAGTGCTCCCTTTGCAAGAGGACCACGCGGCCGATCACAATACACGTCGCCTGCGTACATTCGTGCCGATGATAGCGTTTCTGGTCGGGATTGTCGGAGACAAGGAACCACCGTCCGAAGTCGCGTACCATACGCTTGATGATGTCTTCACCATCAAAATTGATCGCATAGACCTCGCCGTCCTTTGGCACCGTGTCAGCAACGTTAATGACTACGGTGTCCCCATCGGACATTGTAGGCTCCATACTTTCCCCCTTGACTCCCACCGCAATCAGCTTGGAAGCGGCGTATCCCTTCTTTAAAAGCCATTCCTTGCGGAACGTAATGGGTCTCCCCTCATCGGGCACCTGGATTGATTCAAAGCCGGTGATGCCGGCCGATAGCTTCAACTTCACTTTTTTTATTTCTACAAAATCGGGATCTTCTGGGTCGTGCTCAATGACCCGCGTGAAGTTCTTCGGCAGCGCGGGTGAGCCGGCTTCACCGTAACGAAGGAATACCTCGGACACGCCGAGATATTCGGCTGTTAAGCGCAAGTTGTTCCCTCGAGGCTCGGAGGCGCCTGCGATCCATTTTTGGACGGCCTGTGGGCTGACGCCAACGAAGCGCGCCATCTCCGACTGGTTGCCGCCGTTTTTTGCAGTGAGTGCCTGGCGGATGCGGTCATTCATATTTTCCATTCTCGCGAGATTACAAACAGACGTTGTAAATTGCACTGCAAATTTAAGTTGTAGATCCTTGTCTTTTGTTGTAACCTATAGTTGTAATTAACTATAGCGTTACAACCATGACCCACATTGATGAGACAGGCATTGCTCAGGCCGTGCGCCTCGCCGGAAGTCAAACTGCGCTTGCCAAGGGACTTACTCGCGTGGCCGATGCAAGAGGTCGCAGCGGGATCACGCCACAAGCGGTTCAAAAATGGGTCTCTCAAGGAGTGGTTCCAGCCGAGCGCTGCCGCGACATTGAGGAGCTTCTTGGAAATCAGGTCACTCGATATCAGCTGAATCCGAGTGTTTTCGGGACTCATGAAGATGCCATTGCCGCAGCTAAGCGCAAGCCGGCGCACACGAATTAATTTTCCAAAGGCATGAGTTTTCATGCCTTTTAGTTTCCAGATTTCCCACTGGGAATGTCACTGGGAAGTTGATTGAATTTTCTAATCGAAGAAGACCATGAACCTGATGCAACGCCTTGAAGGCCCAAGCGTGGTGCCGATGTCGGTGGTGATGGGGGTGAAGACTTTCCGGGAAGCCTGCCGCGCTGCCTGGGCCGCCCGCCCCAAGAACATGACGGCCGCGATGCTGTGCCAGCTGACCGGCATGCGTCCGTCGCACGCCAGCGAGTATTTCGCCGAGGCCGAGACCGATGCCAAGGGCCGCGAGCTGCGCGACATGCCGGCCAAGTATCTGCCTGCCTTCGAAGAGGCCATCGGCAACAGCTTCGCATCGCAGTGGCTGGCCATGCAGTCGCAACTGACCATCCTCGAAGCGCAGATCGCGGAACAGAAGGCGGCGCAATGGGGCAAGTAGTAGTCCAGGAAGTGACCTTCGCTGAGTACCAGGCCGCGTCCATGAAAGATCACACAGGAAGCCCAAGCGAGATCCTGATGCGTTTGTTTGAGCGCAAAGGGATTGTGATGCGCGGTGAGCGACCGGCGCCACCGGCCGACGTCGAAACCGACCAGGTCAAGCAAGTTTTCCGTATCCGCCAAGTTCAATAAGGGAGCGTCATGGATCGAGTCGACATTTCCAAGGTTTCGAGCAAGGCCCTGATGGCCGAACTTTCAGCGCGCGGTCGCCGGCTGGGCGAAGACGGCATTGCCTGCGCTGTGGAGTCGGCAGGCGAGTGCTGGCTGGACAACATCCTGCCGTTGTTCCATGACTGGCTGATGGTGCGCGCCGAGTCGTTCGCCATCGAGGACTTCCGCATCTACGTGGAGAACCAGCGCCCGGAGCTGTGCCCGGTGTCGAATAAGGCCTGGGGAGTGCTGCCCTCGGCTGCGAAGTCGCGCGGCTGGATCACTCGCTTCGGCAGCCGGCCGGCCTGCTCGCCCAAAACACATGGCCACTTCGTGGCTACCTATTCCCGCGCATAACGAGAACAAGATGACGAGTGAAGACAGCTACGAAGAATTCCTGCGCCAGAAGATTAGCCTGGCCAGTTTTCACGGTTTTGACGTGCCGATGGAGCAGATCAATCCAGCCCTAAAGCCTCACACGCGTGACATCGTGCGCTGGGCTGTGCAGGGCGGGCAGCGCGCCATCTTCGCTAGCTTCGGCTTGCATAAGACCGCAACCCAGCTGGAGATCATGCGCCAGGTTGGCATTCATCGCTCAGGCCTGCGCCTGATCTGCATGCCGCTGGGTGTGCGCCAGGAGTTCGTGCGCGAGGCCGCCGAGCGATTCACCGGCGACTGCGCCATGGATCTGCGATTTATCCGCTCGGATGCCGAGATCGACGACGAGCGCACCGTCTACCTGACCAATTACGAGAGCATCCGCGAGGGCAAGCTTGATGTGTCCCGCTTCCGTGCCACCAGCCTGGACGAGGCAAGCGTGCTGCGCAGCTACGGCAGCAAGACCTATCAGGAATTCTTGCCAGCGTTTGCGCCCGTCGAATTCAAGTTTGTGGCCACGGCTACACCGAGCCCCAACCGGTTCAAGGAACTGATCCACTACGCCGGCTACCTGGGCGTCATGGACACCGGCCAGGCGCTGACCCGCTTCTTCCAGCGCGATGCGGAGAAGGCCGGGAACCTGACCCTGTACCCGCACAAGGAATATGAATTCTGGCTCTGGGTGGCCAGTTGGGCGGTGTTCATCCAGCGCCCCAGCGATCTGGGCCACAGCGACGAGGGATACGTGCTGCCCGAGCTGGACGTCCGGTACCACGAGGTACCGAGCAATTACGGCGCGGCCGGTACCGAGAAGAATGGGCAGGGCCTGCTGATCCCCGATGTGGCCATGGGGCTGTCCGCTGCAGCAGAAGAGAAGCGCAACAGCATGCCGGCGCGCGTGGCGCTGGTGGCCGACCTGGTCGCCCAAGATCCGGAAGATCACTTCATCGTCTGGCACGACCTGGAAGACGAGCGCCATGCCATCCAGCAGGCGATCCCCGAGGCAGTCAGCGTCTGGGGCACCCAGGACCTGGAGCTGCGCGAAGAGCGCATCCGTGACTTCAGCGACGGGAAGTGCCGCGTGCTGTCCACCAAGCCGATCATCGCCGGCTCCGGCTGCAACCTGCAGCGGCACTGCCACCGCGAGATCTTCGCGGGGATTGGTTTCAAGTTCAATGACTTCATCCAGTCAATTCACCGAGTCCACCGCTTCGGCCAGCGCCAGCGCGTGCGCATCGACATCGTGCACACCGAATCCGAGCGCGAGGTACTGCGTACCCTGCGGGCCAAGTGGGACCAGCACATCGAAATGGGGAACAAGATGACAGAAATTATCCGGAAATTCGGGCTGAGCCAGTTGGCCATGCAAGAGACGCTGGCCCGTTCCATCGGCGTCGAACGGATCGAGGTGCGCGGCGACCGCTTCAACGTCGCGAACAATGATTGCGTGGCCGAGGCGAGGCTGCAGTCCGAGAACTCGGTCGGCCTGATCGTCACCAGCATCCCCTTTGCAAATCACTACGAATACACCCCGAGCTACAACGATTTCGGTCACACGCAGGACAACGCCCACTTCTGGGCCCAGATGGACTTCCTTACACCCGAGCTGCACCGGATCCTGCAGCCTGGCCGCATTTACTGCTGCCACGTCAAGGACCGCATCAACTTCGGGAACGTCACCGGCGCCGGCGTGCCCACCGTCAGCCCGTTCCACGCCGAGGCCCTGTTCCACGGCCTGAAGCATGGCTTCGACTACATGGGCATGATCACCGTGGTCACCGACGTGGTGCGCGAGAACAACCAGACCTACCGTCTGGGCTACACCGAGATGTGCAAGGACGGCACGAAGATGGGCGTGGGTTCCCCTGAATACGTCCTGCTCTTCCACAAGCCGCAGACCGACCGCTCGCGCGGCTATGCCGACGTGCCGGTGAAGAAATCGAAGGATGAATACAGCCTGGCACGGTGGCAGGTCGATGCGCATGCCTTTTGGCGCTCCAGCGGCAACCGTCTGCTGTCGGCCGACGAGATGGCCGCCTACGGCCCGGAGAGGCTGGCCAAGATGTTCACCGAGCACAGCCTAGAGAACGTCTACGACTTCGACTTCCACGTGCGCGTGGGCGAGCAGCTGCTGGAGCGGCAGGCGCTGCCCAGCACCTTCATGAGCCTGGCGCCAGGCAGCCATCACCCGGACGTGTGGCACGACGTGCTGCGGATGAAGACCCTCAACGGCGAGCAGGCCAATCGCGCTGTCGAGAAGCACATCTGCCCGCTGCAGTTCGACATCGTGGATCGCCTCATCGAACGTTACAGCAACTGCGGTGACCTGGTCTACGACCCGTTCCACGGCTTGGGCACTGTCGGCGTGCGTGCCATCAAGGCAGGACGCCGCGCTGGCGGCTCCGAATTGAATCCCAAGTATTTCCTCGATCAGGTGCATTACCTGCGCGCGATGGAGCGTGAGGTGAGTATGCCGACCCTGTTCGATTTTGACGAGATCGAACGCGCAGCATGACAGCCCTGCTCATCAATAGCCAAGAATCATTCCAGCGCGCCATGGGCGTGCTGCGGGAAGAGTTCGGCCGCCACCGGTATTTGAAATTGAACCTGAAGACCGGCAAGGACCGCTCTCTGGATCAGAACGCCACCATTCACTGCTGGTATGAGCAACTGGCTCGCGAACTGCGCGAAGAGGATGCGCTGGGCTGGAAGTGCTTCTGCAAGCTGCATTTCGGCGTCCCGATCCTGCGCGCGGAAGACGACGAATACCGGGAGGTCTACGACAGCTCCATCAAGGGCATGAGCTACGAGCGCAAGCTGATTGCGATGAAGCAATGGCCCGTCACGTCGCTGATGACCACCACACAACTGAGCAAATTTGCCGAGGCTATGCAGGCGCATTTCCGGCCACTGGGCGTGCAGCTGGAGTTCCTGGAACGCCGATGATGACCCGCTCCCTGCTCTCCCGCAAGAAGCCGCTGAAGGCTTCGCTGCCTGTTGTCGAGTGCCAGGTATGCCGCAAGGCGTTCATCCAGTTCCGCATGGGCCAGGTGGTCTGCAACCCGCGATGCGCGATCAAGCAGCAAAAAGATGCGCGGAAACGTCAAAAAGTTGCGGACCGTGCGCGCCTGGCCGAGCTGGACCCGAAGCGCAAGCAGAAGGCCCGGGCGAAGGCGAAGAAGGCGCTGCATACCTTCATCCGCGAGCGCGATGCCGGGAAGTCCTGCATCTCCTGCAGCAAGGTCCTAGTCAAAGCCGGGAAGCTGGGCGGCGACTATGACGCCGGCCACTTCCGCAGCGTCGGCAGCGCCAAGCACATGGAGTTCGTGGAACGCAACATCCACGGCCAGTGCAAGCGCTGCAACTGCGAGCTGGGCGGCAACGCTCTGGAATATCAGAAGGGCCTTATAGCGCGCTACGGCCAGCATTACGTCGATGCTCTCTTGGCCGACCAGACCGTCCGCAAGTTGACGGTGGATGACTACGAGACCATCGAGAAGCTCTACACACAGAAATTGAGGGATTTGCTCGCAGCGCGGGCGGAAGGGCAGGCCGTTTAATGGATTGGTTCCGCATGTACGGCGAGTTCGCCGCTGATCCGAAGGTGCAGAGCATGCCCGAGGCCATGCAGCGCCGCTTGGTCATGCTGTTTTGCCTTCGTTGCAGTAACGCCCTTGTAACGTTACAGGATGATGAGATCGCGTTCGCACTGCGTATCAGCGAAGAGGAACTGGCCGCCACCAAGGCCCTGTTCATCCGCAAGGGCTTCATCACCGATGACTGGGAAATCGCCAATTGGGAGAAGCGTCAATTCGCCTCTGACTCAAGCGCGGCGCGGGTTGCAGCCCATCGAGCAAGGAAGAAGGAACAGGAGCAACAAGGCGGTAACGTTACTGTAACGCCCCAGAACAGAACAGATACAGAACAGAAACAGAACAGAGGAGAAAAAGCAGGTAGCGCCGAGCCGCAAGGCGACTCGACTCCCGAGGTCGTCCTGATGCCTCTGGCTGGTGGCAAGGAGTTCACGATCCGGCAGAGCCACGTCGATGAGTGGCAGGCCGCCTACCCGGCAGTGGACGTCGTGCGCCAGCTGGCCGCCATGCGGCAGTGGTGCCTGGCCAATCCTGCCAACCGCAAGACCGCCAAGGGCGTGCTCTCGTTCTGCAATCGCTGGCTGTGCAAGGAGCAGGACCGGCCCCGGCCGGCCGCCAGGGCCTCGCCGGGAGGTTCTGGTGCCTGGTGGGCAACGGACCAGTCCGTGATTGCGAAGGGTGCCGAGATGGGAATGGCGCCGAGGGCTGGCGAAGGGATGCCGGCGTTCAAAGGGCGGGTACAGGCGGCCATCGACAACGGCGGATCGGAGCCCCAACCACCAAGATCTGCGGTTGGAATTGTCGCCCCAGACGATGGGCCCAGGCGGATGAAGCCGGAAGGCATTGCGCCGCTGGCCAGCCTGGTGAAGTCGAGGACTGTCGCATGAGATGCGCTATCGGATAACGGAGAAATCCATGAGCAACAACCAGAAAAATCCCCGGATCAGCGAGACCGTGGTGATCTTCCTCGAATCGCACCCGAAAGCGCGCATGGGCGAGATCCAGGAATTCGTGCTCGGCCACGGCCTGTCCACTGAGCAGGGCATCCAGTCGGTGATGCGCAATCTGGTCCGTGATGGCGTGGTCATTGCCGACAAGTCCACCGACAAGAAAAAGTTTCGCTACTCGCTGGCGCCGGATGCCCCGGCTGTGTGGAGGACCGACTCAGCTCTTTTCGCGGTGCCCGACGAGCTGGCCGGCCCGATTGTTCCCCCTCTGGTCTGGTCGATGCGTCATCTGCTCGGCCACGCCGCCTGACTCGCCATAAGCCACAAGGAGAAATAAATGATCGCTGCTATCCCTGCCGAGGATCGACCCAACATCATCGTTCAGGAAGTGCGCCTACCGCCGGCACCCGAGCGCATCAACATCAAGATCACTCTCGCGCCGCGCACCTGCCTGTCCTGCGGTGCGAAGACCACCCCTGCCGGCGATCTGCCGTGCGGCCACTGAAGGCGCAGCGTGGCATTGCCAAGTCGTTCATACCGCGACCCGCTGTTGCAGTTGCTTGAATCGGAGGCGCGGAGCTGCAAGGGCCGCGCCTTCCAGGTCCAGGCTTGGGGCAAAGAGACGTGCAGCAAGCAAAACCAGAAACACGGCCGGCGCTGCCGGCACTACCAGGAGAGAACCGCCAATGTTCAATGCGACCGCGAAAAGAGCCCCCAAGCCGGTAGAGTCGATGAATGACCGCCAGCGCGATGGCATGGAATACTGCCTCGACGTCTGGGCGGCATGGATGCGCAAGGATGACCGAGACCTCGGCGTGCAGAGCATGCGCGGCGAGGGGGAGGGTGATGCCGCGCTTGCGCGCCAGGACAACGCCATCGCCGAGGCGACGGATGCGATGATGCAGAGCCTGGTGCCGCGTCACCAGTGGGCTATCAAGAAGAAGTTCGGCCTGGCGCGCGTCTGGAGCTTCCCCGGCGCCGACCTTGCGCAGTCATATGTGGATGCCCTTGCAGCATTGGAGCCACTGCTGAGAAAAAACCTTGCAACGCGCATGCAGTTCTCGTAGACTTCTGCTCACGGGGTGTTTTTGCTCGCCTAGAGAAAAGTAAGACGCCACAACGAAGCCGCATTTCACATCGAAGTGCGGCTTTTTTGTTTGTGCTCTAGGGGGCGTCCCTTACCAGATAGGTCTGGATTCCGAGCGCCCCGCCCGGCCGGCTACATTACTTCTTGGCGGCTTCCCCGTCCTTTTTTGCCTCAAGCGCAATCTTCATCAAATATCCGGATAAGGGCATCACGCCAAACGTGAAAGCCATACTGCATAAAGACGCCAGATAGATTGGGTTAAAGAATTTTCGAAACGAGCTTACGATCTGTGTCGCAGTCGCTGGCTCAATGGAATTCGCGGCTGCCAGTTCGTTTATTAATCCATCTAATTCAGTTTGAAAAAATAAGCCCGACATCTGGGCGACGAAGAAGACGGCCATCAGAGCAAAGCCGCAGTTCCAGATAACTTTGGACAGTCTGCGAAAAAGGAACGGCTCCTTTACGGCCAAGCCTATTACCGCACCGGACAAGGTTGTGAGTACGCTAAGGATTGTCGTTGTGTAGTCCATCAAATACCTCTTAGTAAGCGTTCTAGCTCAAACGTCCAGTTGTTCAGTGTTGATGCCGAGCGCCGCCGCGATCTTTTCGATGGTGGCCGGGCGCAGGCTCTCGCTGTTCTCCTGCTTTGCATAGGCAGGCTGAGAGATTCCCAGGCGCTGCGCCACCTCCGCCTGAGTGAGCTTCAGGTACTCGCGCCAGGCACGCACTGGCGTGGCACCGTTGACAGTTGCGCCCACCACCTCGTTAGGGATAAGGCCGCGCTCTTGGCGGTATAGCTGCATGAATTCATCATAGGGCAGCACAACATAGGCCGGTTTCCCGTCCGGCCCGTTGATCATTTGGATGTTAGTAGGTGCGTTCATCTCGTTTCCTCACTTCTTGAATATCGACAATCTTGATTTCGCCTGACCAATCAAACAACACTCTGTAGTTCCCAACTCTGAGCCTGTACCCGTATTCATGGTTCGTCAGGCTCTTCACGTTCTGGCAGGCTGGCATCTGAGCTAAGTCCTGCACTGCTTCGAAGATCGGCTTCTGTGCTTGCTTGTCCAGCTTGCGCAGTTGCTTAAAGGCTTTTGGGGTCCAGTTGATCGTGTTCATGGGTTTAATTATAACCTATTTATAACCGATGGCAAGAAAAGGTTATAAATGAGCGAATAATTTTTAGCGTGTCTCTCTTCTGGTTTGTGACCAGTTCGCCCGCTGCCGAAAACGGTCGCGGGCATTTTTATTCAAGAGCAGATTGGGGACGGAGAGGGCGCTGAAGTCGCTCGCTCTTCTTCCCGATTTGCCAATTTCGTCAAACCAACCCCATGAGCGGAGGCCCGATGGCCAAGCACTGTGGGGCCAAAACGCGTGCTGGAGGCTTGTGCAAGGCCCCGGCCATGGCGAACGGCAGATGTCGTGTCCATGGTGGCGCGAGCACTGGCCCGAAGAACCAAAAAGGAAATTCCAACGCGGTAAAGCACGGTTTCTACAGCGACGCGCTGCGGCCTGATGAGCGGGCGCTGTGGGAGCGGGTGGAGATCGGCTCGATTGATGATGAGATCCGGCTGATGCGCGTGAAGCTGCACCGCCTGGTCACGCTGTCGGGGAATGCCGACGTTGCGTCCCTGGTCGAATCAGCCATCGAGGTCACGCGTAAGCAGGGCGAGGAGTTCGACCACGATGTAAAGGGCGTGATCGAGTACGACAAGCTGGAGCTGAAGGCCAAGGCCGCGCGCTACGGTGATTTGATCATCCAGGCCGTGGAGACCATCCGCAAGTTGGAGCTGCAGCGTGTGCAGATGCAGCTGTTGACGAAGAAAATTGCCGAGGACGGCGGCGGGGACGGTGACCGCGATGTCGCCGGCTTCGAGGTTGTCCCCTATGACGAATAAGGTTCTCCTGCGCAGCACGGCCAGCACGCCACAAGCAGAGTTCGTCAACGCGAAAGACCAGTTCCCGGCCATGGTGGCTGGGTTCGGCTCGGGCAAGACCCAGGCGGCCATCATGCGGGCGCTGCGCTTGAAATTCGCGTATCCGCGCCAGAACATCGCCTACTACCTGCCCACCTATGACCTGGTGCGCATGATCGGCTACCCCCGTTTCGAGGAGACGCTGAGCAATGCCCGGGTCAAGTACCGCCTCAACCAGTCCGATCACGTCCTGTCGATCCCTGAGAAGGGGAAGGTCATCTTCCGCACGCTGGACAACCCGGCGCGCATCGTGGGCTACGAGGTCGCCGACAGCATTGTTGACGAGCTGGACACCCTGAAGCAGGCGGATGCCCAGCACGCCTGGCGGCAAGTTATTGCGCGAAACCGGCAAAAAAAGCCGGATGGATCGCTGAATACAGTGGGCGTGGCCACGACCCCTGAAGGTTTCCGCTTCGTCTATGAGCAGTGGGCCAAGGCTCCCCAGGAGGGATACCGCCTGATCCGCGCCAGCACCTACAGCAACGAGCGCAACCTGCCGGCCGGGTATATCGATTCGCTGAAGCGGTCCTATCCGCCCCAGCTGATCGCCGCCTACCTGGAGGGCCAGTTCGTCAACCTGACGGCCGGCGCGGTCTATCCCGACTTCGACCGGGCGAAGAACCACACGCCCGAGACCATCCAGGAGGGCGAGGAGCTGCACATCGGGCTGGACTTCAACGTCTACAACTGCACGGCGGCGGTGGCCGTGGTGCGCTTCGGCACCCCCAAGATCCTGGGCGAGCTGGTCAAGATGCGCGACACGCCGCACGTGATCGAGACGATCAAGCAGAAATACCCCAGCCACCGGATCAACATCTATCCGGACGCCAGCGGCCAGAGCAATAAAACGGTGAACGCCACCGAGAGCGACATCCTGCTGCTCAAGCGGGCCGGGTTCAACGTCCTGGTGCCGAGCAAAAACCCCTTCGTAAAGGAGCGGGTGATGGCGGTCAACTCGCTGATCTGCAACGGCGCCGGTGAGCGCGCGCTGCTGGTCAACACCCTGGCCGCGCCGACGATCACCGAGTGCCTGGAACAGCAGATCTACGACGAGAACGGCGAGCCGGACAAGAAATCAGGGAAGGACCACGGTCCTGACGCCCTGGGCTACTTCGTCTATTACAAGTGGCCAATTGTTCGGCCGACGACAGCACAACGCACCAACATTCCCATTTTTGGCCGGTAGGCGGCGCGCTCTTATGGCGCCGGCCCGGCCGCCAGAGCGCACATGTTCAAGACCATCAAAGACAAGATCCAGCGCGATCGCGACTTCCCGCAGCGGCAGTTCGATATCGACGTGCTGACCCGCGTGCTCCGGGGGAAGCTCTACGACCACATGCAGTACGCCTTCAACCAGGAGAAGAAGGACGGCCTGGATGAGTACATCCCGCTGCGCGACCGCCGGCCCTCCGTTCGGTATGGCCTGTGCCGAATCGTGGTGGATGACAGCGTGTCCCTGCTGTTCTCCGAAGGGCACTTCCCGGCGGTGGACTGCAAGGACGAGCGCACTCGGGACACCCTGGCCGACCTGATCAAGGAAACGAAGCTCAATCAGGTCATGATCGACGCGGCCACCACCGGCAGCGTCGGCAGCGTGGCCATCTTCCTGCGCGTGCTCTCGAATCGCCTGTTCTTCAAGGTGGAGAACACCCAGTACCTGACGCCGATCTGGAAGAAGGACGAACCGGACACGCTGCAGCGGGTGGTCGAGCAGTACAAGGTCAAGGGCTCGGTGCTCAGGGCCATGGGCTACCACATCGGTCCGGACGACGACCCGCTGGACTTCTGGTTCCGTCGCACCTGGGACGATACCGCCGAGACCTGGTTCCTTCCCTGGAAGGTGGGCAGCGAGGATATCCCCGCCACGGCGCCGGATGCCCAACTGCAGGCCGACGACAAGAACACCACCAAGCACGAGCTCGGTTTCGTGCCGGTCGTGTGGGTGAAGAACCTGCCCGGCGGCGACGATATCGATGGCGAATGCACGTTCCCCAGCGAGGCCATTGATACCCAGATCGAGATCGACTACCAGCTTTCGCAGTCCGGCCGGGGCCTGAAATACAGCTCCGACCCGACGCTGCTGATCAAGGAGCCGGCCGTCGACAACGACGGCAAGATCATCAAGGGCGGCGGGAATGCGCTGGCAGTGGGTAAGGATGGCGACGCCAAGCTGCTGGAGATCAACGGCACCGCCTCGGCGGCTGTGATCGAGTATGTGCGGTGCCTGCGCGAGATGGCGCTGGAGACAGCCCACGGCAACCGGTCGAACGCTGACAAGCTGTCGGCGGCGCAATCCGGCCGCGCCATGGAGCTCATGAACCAGTCCTTGATCTGGCTGGCCGACAAGCTGCGCATCAGTTACGGCGAAGGCGCACTGCTGGAGCTGCTGCGGATGGTGGTGAAGGCCTCGGTCAAGTTCGACCTGGTGAAAAAGGACGGTACCGAGGTCGGCGAACTCTCAACTGAGCCGCTGGCCCTGCGCTGGCCGAACTGGTACCAGCCGACCTATGCCGACAAGCAGACCGAGTCCTTGACGCTGTCGGAGCTGCGCCAGGCCGGCCTGCTCTCTCAGGAGACGGCCGTCAAGACCATCGCGAGCAGCTATGACATTGCCGATCCTGCCGACGAATTGCGGCAGATCAAGGCAGAGCCGCCTCCGACACCTGGCGGCCAGACCGCCAAGCAGGAGCCGCTTTCCCAGTCCGAGGACTGATCCTGTATCACCCAACCAGCCCGCTAGATGCGGGCTTTTTCTTATGGAGAACGACTGATGTCTGACCCGAGCGATACCACTCCCAACAACCCGAATCCGGCCGCCCAGAAAGACCCGGACGACAGCCGCGAATCGTTCTCCCGCGAGTACGTGCGCGAGCTGCGCGAGGAAAACAAGGGCTGGCGCCTGAAAGCCCAGCAGCTGGAGCGCGAGCGCGACGAGCACAAGACCGCTGCCGAGAAGGCTGCCACGGACGCCGAGGGCAAGGTCAAGGAGGCGCACACCGCGGCCGAGCAGCGCGTCATCCGCGCCGAGCTAAAGGCGGAAGCACTGAAGGCCGGCATGGTCGACCTGGATGGCCTGAAGCTGGCTGATCTGTCCAAGGTGAAGATCAACGAGGCCGGCGAGGTCGAGGGCGCGGACGCTCTCATGGAGGAGCTGAAGAAGGCCAAGCCCTACCTGTTCTCGGGCAACCAGCACAGCAGCACCCCGGGCAACCCGCCCAATCCGAAGCCACCGGTGGCCAAGAAGGCGACCGAGATGTCGGCCGAAGAGTACGCGGCGGCCCGCAGCCAAATCAAGTAAGCAACGTGCGCCGGCGCAAGACGCGCCCGGCGCGCCACTGTTTCACCCATCGACCGGCGTATTGACGCCGACCCATCGGGGCCTGACGCCCAGGGGATTTACCTAAACCCTGAGTCAAGGAAATACCATGCCCATTCAAAATATGCCGGCGTCGCTGCAGAACGCCATCCAACAAGGTTTCCTGGAGCGCGAGTTCCAGACCGGTCTGCAGTCCGCCCTCGGCTATCGTGCCATCGCTGACCGCGAGTCCGTTTCCATCAACGTTGGCGAGACCGTCACCAAGACCCGCGCCGGCCTGAAGGCGCCTGTCACCAGCCCCCTGAGCCCGTCGTCCAATACCAACTTGGACAACGGCATGACGCCCTCGGCGCAGACCATCGAGCAATACACCCTGGGTATCGATCAGTACGGCGACACCATCGACCTGAACGTGGTCACCAGCCAAGTGGGCATCGCCAACCAGTTCCTGCTGAACGCGCGCACCAACGGTATCCAGGCCCGCCAATCGCTGGATCGCCTGGCGCGCAATGCGCTGTTTGCTGCCTATCTGGGTGGCCACACCCGCGTGCGCACCACCCTGGGCGCACCTGCCGCAACCATCAACGTGGACGACGTGCGCGGCTTCGAGCTGGTGCTGGGCACCGGTTCCAGTGCTGGTAAGTACGTGCCGGTCTCCGGTACCTTCACCGCATCCGTGGTTATCGGCAGCAATGCCTACACCCTGATCGGCACCTCGCGGGATGGCAGCAACGTTTCGACTACCCCCGGCGGCTTCTCCGGCACGCTGACCTTCTCGGGCAACGTGACCGTGGCCGACGGTACCGCCCTGAACCGCGTGGACCACGGCAACGCTCCGGTTCTGGTGCGTCCCAATGGCAAGTGGACCGGCGGCTCGGCCTACGGCAGCGCCACCAGCACCAATGCGCTGGCGAGCACGGACGTGCTCACGCTGGGCGTGATTGAGGATGCCGTCGCCAACCTGCGCAACAACACAGGCATCCAGGGTCAGCTGTTCAACCTGTACCTGGACAACGTGTCCATGCGCCAGCTGTTCTCCGACCAGGACTTCAAGCTGATGTACCAGGGCCAGTACGGCAGCCCCGAAGCGCGGCAGGGCCAGGTCTTCCAGCTGATGGGCGTCAATTTCATCCCCACCACCGAAGCGCTGACCCAGGCCCACCCGAGCACTGCAGGCCTGACCGTGCGTCGTCCGATTCTGGTGGCGCAGGGCGCGCTGGTTGAAGGCGACTACGCCGGCATGACCGAAAAGGCGAAGGAGCTGGCCGACGGCAACAGCGAGATCCAGATGCTGGACGACGTGGCCCAGGTCATCCGTGGCCCCATCGACCGCCTGCAGCAGATCATCGCGCAGTCGTGGTTCTGGATCGGTGGCTTCGTCGCCCCGACCGACGCCACCGCCAACAGCAACATCATCCCGACCGCCGGCGCGCAGTACCTGAAGCGCGCCGTGGTGCTGGAACACGTCTAATCCAGACGGGCAGGGGGCCGCGCTTGCGGCTCCCGACCGTCTTTCGGAGAAATCCATGCCTGAAGACCAAGACCAGATCAACGAGCAGTCAGATGCTGCCGCACCCCCGGTTGTCCAGGCCGCGCTTGCGGCTCCCGACCTGTCTGCGCCAGCGGAGGCCCCGCCTGCCAGTCCCGTACCGGCGGCGGACCCCGTCGATCCCGTTCCGCCGACAGGTGATCCTGCTCCGGCGGCCGGCACCAAGAAGCCGCGCCGCGTGCGCCGGCAGGAAAAGGTCGTGCAGCGCGACCTGGCCACCGGTCAGGACTCGGTCGTCGCCGCCGTGACTGATGAAGAGCTGGCCGAGGCCCCCACGAAGGTGACTCTGGCCGCACCCTACGGCTTCTACGAAGACGACGGCGCTCTCCGCTCCTGGGCCCAAGGCCAGCAGGTGGAGGACCCGGACGAGATCGCGCTGCTCATCGAGCGCGGCGCAATCTTCACCACGGAGTAATCATGGCCTTCACCGACGCCGAGAAAACCGACGTGCGCCGCTTCTGCGGCTACGGTGCGTTCGGCGGCGGCCAGCCGCTTCCCGCCTCGGGATATCGCTTCTCGACCCAGTACGGCGTGCTTGAGTACAAGCTCAACACGCTATCGGCGGCGGAGGAGGCGGTGACGCGCACCTACCTGACGAACCTGGCGGCGCTCGAAGGCGACATCATGGGCGCCAGCGGGATCCGCCAGAACCTCGATACCGATGCCGCAGCCGTCTGGACGCATAACAAGGCGGAATACCGCGACCGGAGGAACCTTTTCAATGGCACGCGCCGTGAGCTCTGTAACTTCCTGGGGCTTCCTCCTGGCCCTGGGCTCGGAGACGGCGGCATAACGCTGGTGGTGTGATGGACGCCCTCAAACTGCAAGACAAGATCTACAGCGGGTATGCGAAGGCTGCGCTGCGCCTGGGCCTGGACAATGTCCAGTACCGCCCAGCTGGCAGTGGCAACCCGCTGGCCGTCGCGGGCGCCCCCGTCAAGGCCAGTTTCAACGCCGAAGACATGCAGTACGGCCGTGCCAACAAGTACGGCGCGGCGGTCTGGTGGGGCTTGTTCGATGGCCGGCTTACGCAGACCGGCGACTACCTGGACGGCCCACAAGGCACGTTCTTCGTTGCCAGCCAGCAGCTGCATCTGCCCATCCAACTGGTCCAGTGCAATCGTCGCGTGAAGCTTTCGCGCGCCGCGGTGCAGAGTGGCGTGGGTGCCGTAGGCTACGGTGGCCCCTGCGGTACCTCGGGCGACACCGTGCTGCTGGGAGACGCTGGTGATCCAGCGGCCACCGGCTGGCCGGCGAGCATCCTGCTCTTTGGGCAGCGCGAGCGCAACTTGAGCGGCCTGCCTGGCGCTGTTCAGCAACTCGGCTGGCGGATCCTGCTACCGGCCTCGGTGCCGGCCAGTGTGGTGATCCAGGCATCCGACATCCTCATCGACGATATGGGCCGGCGCTACGCCGTCCAGGGCGCTGAGCTCACCGATATGGGCTGGCGCATCACTTCTACGGAGCTGCACGCATAACATGGCCGATCTATCCGATGTCAGCAACATGCTGGTGGCCCAGATCGCGGCCTATGTTTATCCCAACGGCACCGGTAACCCGGTTTCGCCCGTGGTGGGCTTCCCGGTCAAGGTGTTTGCCGGCTGGCCGCAGCCTGAGCTCCTGGCTGCTGACCTGGCCGCAGGCGCCGGGAACATCAGCGTCTACCCGACCGACACCGAGAAGCCGCTCCCGGTGACGGCGCGCGACTGGCAGGTCCAGAGCCTGCCGGCAGCGACGATCACCACCTCGGTGGCCGGCCAGGCCGTGACGCTGGGCGGTATTGTGGCGGCCGGCCAGAACGTGGCCATCCAGGTCAATGGGAAGTCCTACATCGTCGCCGCACAGGACGGCAACACGTTGGCCGGCGTGGCCACCGCGCTGGCTGCGCTGATCAGCGCAGATGTGCCGGCCACGGCCAGCGGCGCAGTCGTCACCGTGGCGACTGCACATGCGCTGGATGCCGCGGTCGGGACCAGTGGAACCCTGATCCGCCAGCTGCGGCGCCAGCAGAAGACATTCCAGATCACCGCCTGGGCCAATTGCTACAACGAGCGCGATCAGCTCGGCGCAGCCATTGACCAGGCCATCGAGCCGCTGTCGCGCGCGGCACTTCCGGATGGCTCGATAGCCATCCTGCACTACCGACAGACACGCCAGGATGACAGCATGCAGAAGCAGCGCATCTACCGGCGCGACATCTTCTACGCCATCGACTATGCGACCACGCAGATCACCGGCGGCACCAGCGTGCTGACCGCGCAGGCCTTCGTGGTCGGCGGTCCAGCCCTGAATTGATTCCATCGAGGACGACATGAAACTGATTGCAACGCAGGCCTTTGGCCAATACGCGCAAGGCGCAAGCATCACCGACGCGGCCGAGATTGCCACGATCCTGGCCGGCGAGCAGGCGGCCTTCGTAGTGAAGGTTCCGGACGACCCGGCACCGGCCACCACCAAGGCTGCCGCGAGCGACACCGCCGCCAGCTAATTTTTCCCAGAAATCACCGTAAGGCCGCCTTGTGCGGCCTTTTTCATTTTCGGAGGCTTCCATGCCGGTTTCCCAAGCAGGCGCGATCAACACGACCGCCCTGATCGTCCCGGACGTCTACGTCCAGATTCTGCCGCCGCAGAACACCCTGATCAACGGCTTGCCCACCAACATCCTGGGCGTCGTCGGCACTGCTCAGTGGGGCCCGGTGAATGCGCCCACCATCATTGGCGACATGACCGCCTATGCCCAGCAGTTCGGCGCGATCCAGAACCGCAAGTACGACATGGGCACTCAGGTGGCCGTGGCCGTGCTGCAGGGCGCCAACAACTTCCGTTGCGTGCGCGTCACCGACGGCACCGACGTGGCCGCCACGATCAGCATCGGCAGCTCGCCGGTGAATATCACCTTTACGTCGAAGTGGACCGGGACGCTGGGCAATACGATCCAGGTGACCCTGTCTGCCGGCGCTGCCGCCAACTCCTGGCGCGCTGTGGTTTCCATGCCTAACCGCGTGCCTGAGACCTACGACAACATCACCGGTACCGGCGCCGCCCTGTGGGCGAACCTGGCCGCTGCCATCAACTTCGGCCAGTCGGGCCTGCGCGGTCCCTCGCAGTTGATCGTGGCGACCGCCGGTACCGGCACCACGGCGCCCACGGCCAGCACCGTGACGCTGACCGGCGGTACCGATGGAGCCACCACCATCACCGGCTCGGTGCTGCTGGGCGTGGACACCACTCCGCGCAAGGGCATGTATGCGCTGCGCAATACCGACACCAGCATCGCTATGCTGGCGGACTGCGACGATTCGACCACCTGGTCCACCCAGGTTGCATACGGTTTGTCCGAGGGCACTTACATGATCGCGGTGGGCCCGGCTGGCGACACGATCTCCAATGCGGTCACCACCAAGGCCACCGCCGGCATCGACAGCTACACCATGAAGCTGCTCTTCGGCGACTGGATCTACTGGCTGGACACCGTCAACAACGTGACCCGCATGATCTCGCCGCAGGGCTTCGTGGCCGGCTGCCTGGCGAACCTGTCGCCCGAGCAGTCCAGCCTCAACAAGCAGCTGTACGGCATCGTCGGGACCCAGAAGAGCTACCAGAACCTCCAGTACAGCAACCCGGAGCTGCAGGCCCTGGGGCAGGCCGGCATCGACCTGGTCACCAACCCTATCCCCGCCGGCAACATGTTCGGCGTCCGGGTCGGCCACAACACCAGTAGCAATCCGGTGATCAACGGCGACAACTACACACGGATGACCAACTACCTGGCCTACACGCTCAACAGCGCAATGGGCCTTTTCGTCGGCCGGACCCAGTCGACCGACAAGAAGGACCCGCTGCGTCGCCAGACAGGCGCCACCATCAGTAGCTTCATGCAATCGCTGGTGGACCAGGACATGCTCGACAGCTTCGACAACAAGTGCGACCTGACCAACAACAAGCCGGATCGCATCGCCCTCGGCTATCTGCAGGACGACCTGAACGCTCGGTACCTGTCCATTGCCGAGAAGCTGATCGTCAACCTGCAGGGTGGCCAGTCGGTTGTGACGCGCGCCAGCATCGCCGCGGCGTCCTGATCGTCGCCAACCCTATAAAGACCCCGCTCTGGCGGGGTTTTTCATTTCCATCTGGAGAAAAACATGCCGCAAAATGGCTTCAGCGTAGGGCGCGACTATTCGCTCGACATCATCACGCAGAATGGCCCGCTGTCCTTCGGCCTGATCATCTCGTTTTCGAGCAAGCAGGACTCGACCGAGAAGAAAATCAAGGGCCTGGACGGCATCACGCGCCCGGTGCGCTTCTTCGACGGCTGGTCGGGAAACATCGAGGTCACCCGTCAGGATGACACCCTAGATGCCTACTTCGCGCAGCTGGAAGAGGACTACTACAACGGCCTGACCGAGCAGGGTTGCACCATCACCGAGACCATCACCGAGGTGGATGGATCGGTCAGCCAGTACCGCTATCTGGGTGTCCTGCTGAAATACGATAGCGCCGGTAACAAGAGCGGCGATGACACTATTTCGCAGGCCCTGTCCTTCATGGCATCTCGTCGCAAGAAGGTGTCCTAATGGCCAAAATTTCCAATGTGAAAACTGGTGCGCAAGCCGCGCACACCGATGACGCGCCCAGCAAGGCGCTCCTGGCAGCTGCCGAGACCACGGCCTCGGATGCTGCAGGCCGCGTCATCAAGCTGCGGCGCCCGGGCATCTTGGCGCAGTATCGCCTGATCGAGGCGCTGGGCGATGCTGCCGCCAGCAACGACACCTACGTCCGCATGGTCATGCCCATTTTGTACGTGGTGCAGATCGATGACGACGCGGTGCCACCGCTGCGCACGAAAGCCGAGGTGGAAGCGCTGATCCAGCGCTTGGACGACCACGGCATGCGCGCCGTTATGGCCGGCATCGGCGAACTGGCTGCGAAAGCGGAAGAGGGAGATCCTGCCGCCATAAAAAAATCGTTCTGAACCCCGAATTCCGGGAGGCCTTGTGGCTTGCCCAGAACGGGGTTCCGTTCGATCTGGCGTTTTCGATGGAGCCGAACATGCGCTCAGGGTTCGCCATCATCATCTCCGAGCAGAAGAGCGGTCGGAAATTCAACTGGCATTCCCTGAAGTTCGATGAAAAATGATTGAGTTCAATAGCCCTGGCGCGTTCGCGCTGCACCTGACCAAACTGGCCGCTGCGCAGCCGGCGGTGGACGAGCACGTCACCAAATCCATGGCGGAAGAGGTACGGGCGACGGCCGCCGGCATGATCGGCATCTATCAGGAGGCGGTCGGACCGTTTCCGAAGTGGGAAGAGCTGGCCGACAGCACCGAGAAGGAGAAGCAGCGCCTGGGGTATCCGCTGGAGGCGCCGCTGTACCGCACCGGCGAGATGAAGAAAAGTATCGAGGCGTCCAGCGACCGCAACAAGGCCGCAGTTGGGTCGACGGACCCGAAGATGGTGTATCACGAGCTGGGCACGCTGCACATTCCGCCGCGCCCGGTGTTCGGGCCAGCTGCGATTCACAGTGCACCGCGCGTCAAGAAGATCGCCGCGCGGACGGTTTATGCGTGGCTGTGCGGTATCGGATGGCGCCGGCCGAAGAAGAACCTTATTGGCTGATCGAGTGGTAGTAGAGCGCGCCCATCATCGCCAAGTAGGCCAGCAGGAAGAGCGGAAAAGCCATCAGCAGCGGCACCGGCACGATGGTGAGCAGCCACACCCACTTGGGCAGCGGCGGTACCGGATCGTCGCGTCGATACTCGGTGCGCTTTGGATATTGAATCCAGGAAACTCTTTCGGCCAGCCATTCATGCACGCGCGTCTTGAGAGTGGGTTTTAAGGTATCCATGCTCTGCGCCCTAGAAAAAATCTCAGTATAGGCCATCCATCATGATCGACATGTACACGATCGGCATGACCATCAAGTTGCACAACCTGGCCATGCCGGAGTTGTTGCGGATGGCGCAAGAATTTAAGAAGCTGGACACCCTGACGACCGAATTCAACAAGAATATGAAGACGGTTGGCGGCAACGTCTCCGGCATTCGTGCGCTGAAGGTCGAAATCGGCGCACTGGACTCGAAACTGGCCGGTGCGAACCACCAGGCCATGCTGCTGGACCGGCATCTGCGAAACCTGAAGGCTGCGGGCGTGCTGATGGGCACTGCCGGCGGGGGCGCCGGCACCTTTCCCCCGATCTATCCACCGGCCTATCCAGGTGGGCGCGGGTCCGGTGGTGGGCGCGGCCCCATTCCTGGCGGAGGTGCAGGCGGAGGTAGCGGCCACGGACGTGGCGGTTTCCATGGCGGCAATCTGCACATGGGCTCCGGCGGGGTGGGTATCGGCGGTGTCGGCTACGGCTTGGGCGCGAATGCACTGGTGCCGCTGGCTGTTGGTCTGGGAACCCTCTACATCGGCCATGGCATGTATGAAGAGGCCAAGAAACTTGAGAAAGCGCAGGCCGACTTCGCAAACCTGAACCTCTCGCGCGAAGAGAACAAAGAGGCTTTGCAAAAAGCCAATCTGATCTCGAATAACGTGCGCGGTACGGTCATCACCGAAAACCTCGCCCTGATCCAGGACTTGCACACTGCCACCGGCGACCTGCACCACGCTCTGGAGTTGTCCAAGCCTTATGCAATTTACGCCAATGCGGCGAAGGTGCAGAACGGCGGTCGTCCGGTCGACAATCTGGTGATGAATTCCATCAAGGCGCTGGAACACCGCGGTGACCCGGTGATGCAAAATCAGGCCGAGTTGGACCGTGAAATGCGCATGCAGAGCCAGGTCCACTTCTTCACCAAGGGCGTCGTGAGCCCGAGCGACTACTTTGCCATGAGCCGCACGGGCAAGCTGGCGTATCAGCTGGCATCGCCGGAATACCTATATGGCCCGGCTGCCGCGCTGATCTCGGCCAACACAGGTGCCACCGCTGGCACCATGGAAATGACCGCCTTGTCGTCCCTGGTCGGCGGCCACATGGACAAGAAGGCCAAGGGCTTCCTGGCTGAGCTCGGACTTTGGCAGGAGAAGGTGGATCCGCAGGTAGCGGACTACCGGAGGCAGTTCGAGAGAGACCCCGAGTACCAAAAGATCGTAGCTGCGCAAGGTGGCAACCTGATCCAGAACGGGGGCCTGTCGGCGGAGAACACCAAGCTGTTCATCGCCGACCGCAACAAGTTCGTGCTGGATGTGCTGATGCCGGCCATCAAGAAGCGCTACGGCTTGGACAAGAGCAACGAGGAAATCGCCGGGCTGCTTTCGGCCAATTTCAACCGCAACACCTCGGCCGATCTGGGCTTTTACGTCACGAACCAGCTGAAGGTGGCGAAAGACACCGCCGGTATTCAGAATGCCAAGGACTTCATGGCCGCTAACAGCTCCTACATGGAGACGGCCACGGGCGCGGAAGAGAATTTCGTCTCTGCCTGGAAGAACTTCAAGACAGAGTTTGGCAAGAACGTGCTGCCGGTGGTCAGCAGCATGCTGAACGACGGTGCAGACATCCTTCGCAAGATCGGCCAGGCCAAGGAGTATTACTTCCCATCGAAGGATGACAAGGACAGCGGCTGGTTTAGCTGGTTGCCGAAGGGCAGGGACCTGAAGCCGGTATGGGAAGTCCAGCGTGACAAGCAGGCAGCAGCAGAAGCAGCAGCGACCGCGCCGAAACCGCGCATGTCGTCCCTCGAAACAGTAGCGGACGCCTCTTACACCGGCCCCGGTCAGCAGGCAGGGAACGTTTATCTGGACGGCCAGAAGGTCGGTACCGTGATGTCTCCGACGCTAGCCAAGATGCTGAACCGCCCCACCGGCGGCAGCGCCTTCGACATGAAGCAGGCATTGCCCCCGCCCGGCTACAACTACGCCAAGTAGCCACAACAAGGCCACCTTCGGGTGGCCTTTTCTTTTCTGGAAACGCGCATGAAGCCTGACACCATCCTGCAGCTGGGAGACTTCGAGTTTTCCGGCAAGGAGATCCCGGAATTCATCCCATTCGGCGGCGAGCAGCGGCTGGTGGTCCATAAATTGGTGGGCGGCAAGCGCAACGTGCAGGCCATGGGAGCCGACCCGATGCCGATCAGCTGGTCGGGTCTCTTTTTCGGCGCCACCGCGCGCGACCGCGCCCGTTACGTCAACACCTTGAAGGACACGGGCAAGGAGCTGGACTTGATTTGGGACGAATTCTTCTATCGGGTGATTATCCGGGAGTTTCGTGCGGACTTCGAGCGCTACTACCAACTGCCATACCAGATCACCCTGGAGGTAGTGGAGGACAAGAACGGGGCATTCCTCTACAAGGCTCCTCCCAGCGTGGATGACCTGGTCGCCCAGGATGCCGCAAGCGTCAGCGATATGGCCGATATTATCGGTGATGGCCCGCTGTCGAGCCTGGTGACGTCGCTCAACACTGCCATCAGCACCGTCTCCGACATCGCCAAGGCGGCCACCAGCACCATCAACAGCATACTGGCCCCGATCAATGCTGTGCGCGCGCGCGTGCAGGTCTTGTTCGCCTCGGTCAACAACACGGTGCGCAACGTGACCACGCTGGGCGGCATTCTGCCGAACAACCCGATTTCTACGAACGTCGGCCGCATTCTCGGCCAGGCCACCGCTGCGACACAGCTGCCGATCCTCCAGCAGATGGACGTGACGCTGGGCCGCATGGGCAAAAACCTGACGGGCATCAATTCTGGCACCAAGACCGTGACCCAGGCCGGCGGAAACCTCTACCGCGTAGCCGCCAACGAGTATGGCGATGCGATGGGCTGGACGGCCATCGCGGCCGCGAACGGTACCACCGACCCGGTGCTGACCGGCGTCAATACCGTGGTGGTGCCGCCGCTGAACCAGAATACCAACGGAGTGCTGAATGCGTAGTTTGAATCCTCTTCCGGCGCTCGCGGCGGCGACGCAGCCGCGCGGCGCCGTGAAGTTGAACGACACGCTGATCGATGGCTGGTTTTCCTGGGAGGTCGAGAGCAACAGCTTCTATGCGGCCGACACCTTCCGGGCCACCTTCCTGACGGCGTTGCTGCCGGTGGAGCGCAATGCGCGCTGGTTCTCAGAATTGACGACGGCCTTCGTGGAGATCTTTGCCGGCTTTCCCGCCGATGCCAATAACTACCGGGCCAGTGAATTGACGAGCATGCTCTACGGCCGCGTGGACGAGGTGGAGTTCGATATCGCGCGCGGCCGCATCGACCTGGTCGGCCGTGACCTGACGTCCGAGTTCATCGATGCCAAGACCACGGAGAAGTGGCCGAACAAGACCGCCTCCCAGATTGCCACCGAGTTGGCTATCCGCCGTGGCCTGACTCCGCAGGTCACTGCCACCAGCACCCTGGTGGGGACCTATTACGACATCGACCATGTGACGATGACTGACCAGCGCAGCGAGTGGGACATCCTGAACTACCTGGCGCACTTGGAGGAATTTGCGGTCTATGTGCGCGGCAAGACGCTGTATTTCGGTCCCAAGCCTGACCCGCAATCCACGCCCTACGTGCTGCAATGGGTGCCAGCGAAGGACGACCAGGCCATCCCCGAGGGCAATTTCGTGGATCTGCGCTTCTCGCGCGGCCTGACGGTTTCGCGCGGCATCCAGGTGGTGGTGCGCTCTTTCAACTCGAAGCACAAGAAGAGCTTTTCGGCGACCTACCCGAACAAGGCAAACAGCACCCAGGCAGGCAAGGCCAAGCCGTTCGGCGGCACGCAGATCTACACCTACACGATCCCGGGCTTGACGCAGGAGCAGGCGCTGCAGCGCGCCCAGACGATCTACGCAGAGCTGATCGCGCACGAGATGAAGCTGACGGCCAACCTGCCGGGCGACAACATCCTGGGCATTGACACGATGGTGCAGGTTATCGGCACTGATACCGCCTGGGACCAGACCTACTTCCCGGACAGCGTGGTTCGTCGCATGTCCTTTGATGAAGGCTATGCGATGACCCTGCAAGCGAAGAATCACGCCCCAGACTCGCAGGTGGCGCCATGAGCGCGCTGGCCAATGCCATGCGCCTGCAGGCTCAGATGGCCAGCAACACCACGGCCAAGCCACGCAAAGGGATCGTCAGCAGCTACAACCCCAATACTCACGGTGTGAAGGTGAGGCTGCAGCCGGACGACGACGAGACGGGCTGGCTATCTCTGGCCGCCGCAGCGGTGGGAAATGGCTGGGGGGTGATCTTCGCGCCGGCCATTGGCGACCAGGTGGACGTCCACTTTGAGGATGGCGATGCCGGCAGCGGATTCGTTTGCAGCCGCTTCTTCGATGATCAGGATCGGCCCATGCCGGTGCCGTCGGGTGAGTTCTGGCTTGTGCAGCAGAGCGGCAGCTTCCTGAAATTCACCGCCGACGGGAAGATCTCGCTCAACGGTCAGGCGGAGATCGACGTGACCACCCCTGTGGTGAACATCACGGCGACCGGAGCGGCTAATGTGACGGCGCCGCAGATCAACCTGGGCGCTTCTGGCGCGAGCTTGGCCAGCATCCTGACTTCGGCCTTTGCGACGCTGTTCAATGGGCATACCCACCACGTCAATGGCACGAATGCGGAAAGCAGTGTGCCAACCCAGCAGGCGAATGCCGCTCACATGACAACCAACGTAAAGGCATCCTGATGTCCGACCTGTACCACTACTGGGGCAACGACCTCTCGGTCTCTGCCTCCGGCGATCTGCTGGGCGTCGATGGGACGGAGCTTGGCCAGCAGCGCGTCCTGCGCCGGTTGATGACCAATCCAGCCGCTGCAGGCCAGAACGGCGCGCCCGGGCTTCCGGGAGACTACCTCTTCCATCTGGACTATGGGGCCGGCCTGCCGCGCAACGTCGGCCAGGTGGTCGATGTGTCCAAGATCCGGGCACTCATTCGGAGTCAGCTATTCCGAGAGGATGCGGTGGCACGATTGCCGGCGCCTGAGATCGAAGTGATCCCGATACCTGGGGGCGTCAGCATCTCCATCCGCTACAACGATGCCCAGACCAAGAAACCCGTATTTCTCAGCTTCGACGTGAACCAATGAGCATTTCGACCAAAGATTTTGTCACCCTGGTGCAGGAGCAGGTCGCTTCCATCCAGGGGAAGGCCTCGGCGCTGGTGGACTTGACTGTCGGCTCCACGCTGCGCGCCGCCGTAGAGGCGGTGGCCGGCGTGGCGCTCTGGCTGCAGGCCCAAATTATCGCGCTGCTGGTGACCACCCGGGCGTCGACCGCCAGCGGTTCGGACCTCGATACCTGGATGGCCGACTACAATTTCACGCGGCTGCCGGCCGTCGCTGCCACCGGTGCCGCGACGTTTTCGCGCTTCACGGCATCGGGTACCGCCCTGGTGCCGATCGGGGCGACGATCCAGACCGGTGACGGCTCGCAGCAGTACACGGTGCAGGTGGACACGACCAACCCCGCCTACAGTGCCACGCTGGGCGGCTATGTGATGGCCGCCGGCGTCTCTTCGGTGAGCGTGCTGATCCAGGCAGTGACGGCAGGCGCCGCTGGCAACGTGACGTCTGGCACGATCAACACGATCGCCCAGGCCGTTCCCGGCGTGGACACAGTGAGCAACGCGGTCGGCCTGATCAACGGTCAGGATGCGGAGCTTGATCCTGCATTCCGTGCTCGCTTCGTCCAGTACATCAACAGCCTTTCGAAGGCGACCAAGGCAGCCGTGCTCTACGCAGTTCTCTCGCTGCAGCAGAACGCCAATGCAGTGATCGTGGAGAACCAGACCTATGGCGGCGTGAGCCAGCCTGGCTACTTCTACGCGGTGGTCGATGACGGGACCGGCAATCCATCCAGCACCTTCCTGGCCAGCGCCGGCAATGCGATCGAGGCAACGCGGCCGCTCTCGGTGACGTATGGGGTGTTCGGGCCTGCAGCGCTGTTGGCAAACGTCTCCATGGCCATCACGACGGACGCGGGCTACATCCATGCCACCGTTGTGGCCCAGGTCGCTGCCGCGCTGCAGACCTACATCAACACGCTGGGCATGGGCAACACGCTGACCTACACCAAACTGGCCAACGTCGCTTATGGAGTTGCCGGCGTGACAGCCGTCAGCAACGTGCTGCTCAATGGTGGCACGACCGACATGGCGGTGAGCCAGAAGCAATCGGCCAAGGCCCGAACCATCGCGGTGACATGATGACAGGCAACCAACAGGATATGTTCAACCGGCTGAAGGACCTTCTGCCCAGAGGCTGGTTCACTGACAGCACGCCGATTCTGGACGGGGTTCTCTGGGGAGCGGCCTACGCATTCAGCTTCGTCTATTCGCTGTGGGCTTACGCGAAGCTGCAGACCAGGATCAAGTCGGCCACCGATGGCTGGCTGGACGTGATCGCGGCGGACTTCTTCGGCACCATGCTGTTGCGCACGCTCGGCCAGACCGACGACTCTTTCCGCAACCGGATCCTGATCAACCTCTTCCGACAGCGCGGTACCAGGCCGGCCATGGACGCCATGCTGGTGCAGCTGACAGGGCGCAAGCCGATTATTTTTGAGCCGAACCGCCCACTGGACACCGGTGCACTGAACACGCCTATGTCGGCCGGCTATTGCGGCGTGGCGCGGATGGGGTCCATGGCCGTCCCGTACACGGCAATGATCACTGCCTACCGGCCGAGGGCAAGCGGGCAGGCCGCCGGCGGCGCTTTCTGCAATGCCCCGCAAATATCGGCTCTTGCGACGCCACTGGCGATCTCCTACACCAACTCGATGAGCTTCACCAGTGGCGGGACAACGGACGCCGACATCTATGCCGCCATCGATGCGGTGAAGCCAGTAGGCACCGTGATGTGGGTCAGCATCCAGCCCTGACAAGTCATCAGTAGATTCTTCCCGGCCGCCGCGTGCGGCCTTTTTCATTTTGGAGAGCAAATGCGCCGTCCTATCTCGTACATCGGGCAGTCCGTCTATGAATGGCTGTTCACACGTCCAGCGCAGGACAATATGGTCGCCCTCGGCAAGCTGGCCGCCGCGGTGCTCGGTACCAGCACAATGGTCAACGGATTGGCCGTGACGCCCACAGCCCCCGCGTCTCTGCAGGTGAATGTGGCGCCCGGCGAAATCTATGCCCTGTCAGCGCTTGAGGCGACTGTGTACGGGTCCTTACCCGCCGACACCACACACCAGATCGTCAAGCAGGGTATCAGCCTCGACACCGTCCCGCTTACAATCACCCCGCCGGGAACCTCGGGGCAGTCGATCAACTACCTCGTGCAGGCTACCTTTGCCGAGCAGGATATTAGCGTCGATCCCACGACCGGCAACAGTCCAGTGGTGATGCAGTTCTACAACGCCAGCAATCCGCAGGTACCCTGGAGCGGCCCCAATAACAGCGGCCAGAGCAGCAATACCTTCCGCCAGGGATCGGTCGTGCTGAGTGCCAAGGCAGGCATCGCCGCGACCACTGGCAGTCAGGTTACTCCGTCTCCTGATCCCGGCTGTGTGGGCCTGTATGTTGTGACCGTAGCCAACGGCCAAGCCACCATCACCTCTGGAAATATCGCCGCGTATAGCGGTGCTCCGATTATTGCCGAGCGGCTTGGCGACAAGATCAGCCAAGCATCTGCTGATGCGCGGTACTTGCAACTTGCAAATGCAAGTTCAAAGATCCAATCGATTTCTGCTTCGGTGGCAAGCAATACGATGACGATTGGCTACGCTGGTGGTGTACTGGACTTTCGTAGTCCCACACTGACGAATGGAGCACCGATTTCCGGTGTGAGCGTATCGGCCGACAGCATCACAATTCCCTCCGGCGCCACATTGGGGACCACTTCCGGCCAGCAGTCGCAGATTGTTCGTGTTGAATATTACAACGGTGGATCACCAGTAGCTGGCGTCATTAATCTGGCCGGCGGAACGCAGCTGGACGAGACAAATCTGGTATCGCCCATTTCGATCAGCAGTGGTGCGACTTCAGCGAATACGTTCTATTCGGCGTCTGCGGTAACGGGGCCGACATCCTACCGGGTTCTTGGAGTTGTTACTTCTACTCAAGCAACTGCCGGCACTTGGGCAACAGCACCTACCTCTGTTCAAGGTGTGGGAGGGCAGGCCTTCGGCTCAATGTCGTCTTACGGCTTTGGCCAGAGCTGGCAGGACGTGACGGCCAGTCGTGCTTTCGGTACCACCTATTACAACAACACCGGAAAGATGATCAAGGTGAAGGTGTATCCAGTGGGTTCTGGATCAAGCCTCACGATCAATTGCAATATCGGAGGGACCGGATCCTTTGTCATCGGCGTATGCGCACTTCCATCTGGAGTCGCACTGGCCATTGGCGATGTTGAAGTCCCTCCCGGCGCAAGCTATGTAATTACGCAAACTGGCGGTACCGGCGCACTCAATTATTGGCGTGAACTCAGATAAGGAACGTTATGAGCTACGATTTGACACCCGGAGGTCGGCTGACACTTGTGTCAGGCCAACCTGAGATGTCGCAAACTGCCGACTATACAACCGGCGTGCTTTACTACGCACCGTTCAAGAGCGACCAAGTTCCGCTGTTTGATGGTGCGGCCTGGAACTGCTACGGCTTCACTGCCAACGCACTGGATACTATCGGCCTATCGCTGGCGGGGAGCGCTGCATGGGCGGCAAATAGTCGCCGCGATGTCTACGCCACCTTGGAAAACGGTGTGCCAATTCTGACCACGGGCCCGGCATGGCCAAGCCCTAACTCTTTACCGGCTGCGCGCGGGTTGGTGCGCTGCAACGGCTTGTGGGTGAACGGCTCAGCGATTTCCCTCGACAAGTCGGCCGCTGTTTCTCTATCCGTTCCCGCCAACCAGGCCACCTATCTAGGATCGATCAATGTAGGCGCTAGCGCCGGTTCGTTGCAGGCGCTGTTCACGTTGGGCCAGAACCGTCGATGTGACGTGTGGAATGCATACAACCAGCGCGAGGTCCTGCTGGGTGTGGGGCAGCCGCCCATTAGCGGAAACATCGTTCAATGGAAACCGGACAACCAATATTCCACTGCTTGGAAGGCGTTCAACAATGATCCTAACAACAGCGGCTATTACTTTACGGGTCTGCCACAAAACGTAAGTGTCGAATACCACCAGCGTGGTTTCGTCGATAGCTATTCGGCAGGTGGCGCGTGCGCAATGATCTTTACGGTCTGCAAAGGCAGCCTAGCAACTGCCGTAGGATCCCAGCGGACATACAGCAGCGATCTAGCCGGTGTAGAGATGAGCATGAGCGGTACCGCCGTGTATAAGGACCGAAGCGCGTGCGGATTGCAGCAAGTGTTCATGGGTACGGGAAATGCCAATACCCTGAAAGGAGTGACGATGTGGGGGCTGACGAATTCCCCAACTCGCGCTCCTGAAGACACTCATGTGATGTGGATTTCACACATGGGATGACGGGCGAGAAGAGCCGCCGAAGGTGTGTGGAGCCGGGTACGGTGCCATAAAGATAGGTAAATCTATGTAATAATTCGCCAAAAAATGAAGGCAGTGGCAATGGCGAATGATCAAAAAATGGAGGGGCTTGACGCGCTGCGAGGGATACTTTCCCTTGCAGTTGTCGTTGCGCATGCTTGGCAAGTGTTTGTCGCTCCAGTCGTCGGAAGCGGCAATCCCGTGGGATTGGCCTTGGGTCTGATCGCCCGCGGCGCTGTTCTCCTCTTTTTCTGTTTGAGCGGATACGTGATTGCTTTCAGCGTGTCCAAAAATATTCAGAGGAATGGGGCGTTCCACCTTTTCTCCTATGCGAAGTCCAGAGTAATGAGGGTCATTCCACCTCTGGCCTTTGTTATATTGGCCGTCTACGCGGTCACCAGAATCGTCAGGCGGCTTGGTTTTGATACATTGCCGGCTGGCGTGACTGGTGCTCGCGATATTTTTGCCGTTGACATCGAGCAGCAATTCAATAGTCTTTACTATCTTTGCGGCATCAGTGATTACGATCTCACCGGCATTCTAAATGGGCCTCTCTGGTCGCTGAAGTATGAAATCCAGCTGTATGTCATATTGGGGCTTGGTGCCGCGATCTGCTTCTCGCGCGGCCTGTTGTGGCGAGTATGTAGCGGAGCAGCTCTAGCCTATTACCTCTACTACGTCACTGACACGTATCTGCACTATCCAGTAGCGGTCATCCCATATGGATGGGGAATCCGAATGCAATACGTTTGGTTCTTGGTGTTCGCAGCTGGTGCGGTTTCGTTCATATTTTCTGCATTTGTTTCAAACAAGAGTCTGATCTGGATAATTTTTGCTTCCGCTGCAGTAAGCGCTGCCTTGTTTGCGGGCTTCTCAGGCGAATCTGTGGCGGCTGAGCTTGATAGCGCTGTTGACTTGATCGCAGCGCAACTCTCATTCGCGGTCGCCGGTGCCGCGCTTGTCGCCAGGATGGCGAGGGGATTCGTTAAGAATGGCGTTGCAGCTCTGGGCGACTATTCCTTCACGCTGTATATCATCCATTTCCCAGTGCTCTTGTTGGGCTATTTCGCGCTCGTGAGATTCATGCCGCATTACGGAATTTTCGCTGGGCTATTACTCGCCGTCCTTGGTTTCGCTGCTTGTGTTTGGATTGCTAGGGCGTCTTATGAAGTTGTCGAACACTCAGCATCAAGAATGTTAGCTGCGGCTGAAAGTCTTTTTAGAAGCCAAGCACGATCAAAACCCTAATACTGATTTCAGTTAAAAATTAATTTTTGCAACATGGCCGCCTTCGGGCGGCCTTTTCTTTTGGGGAAAATTTCGGTGAATGATTTCGAGGCCGTGAGGGTGGTAGTGGAATTACTCGTGACAGCACTTGCATCGGTTCTGTTTTGGAACTTTAAGGGGATGCAGGCTGAGCACAAAAAAGAGGTCGAGCTCAGAGGTGCACTCGACAAGGACTTGCAGGCCTACAAGCTCCATGTGGCGGAGCACTACGCCACAAGCTCCGACATGAAGGCCCTGATTGAGGCTGTATTCAAAAAACTTGACCGTATCGAGGAAAAACTCGATGGAAAGGCGGACAAACCATGACGAAGTCAGATTTCTTCGGACTGCTGGCCGCGCCCGCGCGCGCGGCGTTCCTGGCCACCGGCGTGCCGGCGGGCTTCACGCTGGCGCAGGCGGCGCTGGAGTCAGCTTGGGGCGAGTCGGGCCTGGCCAAGAGCGGCAAGAACTTGTTCGGCGTCAAGGCCGACAAGGCCTGGAAGGGGGCCACCCTGACGTTGCCTACCCGGGAGTTCGTCAACGACGCCTGGGTGACGGTACCGGCTCTGTGGCGCAAGTACGCCACCTGGGAGGAGTGCCTGGTTGACCACGGCAACTTCTTCAAGGTGAACAAGCGTTACCAGGCGGCTTTCGTGCGAACGGATAATTCCGAGGCTTTCGCCCAGGCCATCGCCACCGCCGGCTATGCCACCGACCCCAATTACGCCGCGAAACTGATCGCGGTCATCCGCAGCAACAACCTCGCCAAGTACGATCAACCCCTGGAGAAATCTGCATGAACATTACGCTCGCCATCAAAATCCTGATCGGCATCACCGGCTACCTAGTATGGGCCGGCATGGCCTATATGGATCCCACTCTGCGCCCCGATTTCCTGAAGTTCAACATCGCCATGGCCGTCGGTACCATCGGCTTGGTCCTGCGCGATATGCAGAACAGCGCCCCCCAGCCGGCTGCGCCGACCACGCCGGTCGTTCAAGGCTTGGCGATGGTCGAAGCCACTTTGGCCACGGCTGCCGCACCTGCTGTCCAGGGCGCAACCGCACCGACCAGCCCCGCGCCCGCGCCTGCGGTCCAGACCATTCAGTAACCGCACCAGCGCCACCAGCAACTTCCCGCGTCACCTGTAGCACCTCTTCCCTCCGGCCATTCGGCCCAACTTTCCATAGGATTAACCATGAAACGCTTTGCCATTCTGGCGGCGCTGGCTGCCGCATTCCTGCTGTCCGCCTGCGCCAGCACCTCGACCACCCCCACCGATCCGGCCGTCACTGCGGCCAAGCTGGTCATCCAGGTGAAAAAAGCCTGCGCAGTCGTTCAGCCGACCATCCTGTCGCTGCAGGCGCAGCAGGCCGTGCTGACCGCCGACCAGTTGGCCGACCTGAGCACCGCATCGGCGCTGGCCGACAAGGTATGTACGGCCGCAGCAGCATCTGCGACAGTGGAAGTCTCGTCGGTTGGTGACTTCGTGCAGGCCGCGTTCCCCGTCATCATCAAAATCGTGAACGCCGCTCCCCTGGACCCCGCGAACAAGGCCGCAGCCTCGGCGGCGCTGACCGTGGCCCAAGTTGCTGTATCGGCCGCGCTGGCGCAGTAGCACCATGGCCAAGTTCTTGAGCCGCCTGGTGATGGAGAACGCCACCGACCAGGACGACGGGCAGTGGGTGCTGACCCAGCCGCTGCTCTACCAGTCGGACGTGGCCGGGCAGGGCATCGCGGTGCCGGCCGGTTTCCAGACCGACCTGGCATCGGTACCGCGCCTGCCGGTGGTGTACTTGCTCACCGGCGGCACCTCCAGCGAGGCGGCGGTGGTGCATGACTATCTGTACAGCACCAAGAAGGTCCCCCGCGCCACGGCGGATGCCGTGCTTCGCGAGGCCAGCGCGGTCACCGGCGTACCGGCCTGGCGCAGCTGGCTCATGTGGGCCGGCGTCCGCGCCTTCGGTTGGTCGCACTGGAAATGAAAAATCCCCCGAGCTTCCCATGTGGAGGCTCGGGGGATTTTGTCGTTTCTATGCGTCAAATTTCTGGAATTGATGCATATATGCATCAATTTTGCTTGCGGTAGGGCTTCGCCGGAATGAGGAGAGACCCCGTTTAAGTAAGGTGCGTCCCGCTACTGGGGCGGGCTGGCTTAAACCTCCGGGATCTCATGGATGAGTATATCGCCTCTAGCTTGTAAGTGCTGAATATCGGCTTCGGCTTATACATGTGCAGCTTTTTGTACCAGTAGATATACTGGTTGCACATACAGTATTTTCCAGCAATGCCAAAGCGCAACCTCATCCTCAAGCCGCCGCTAACCACACCGGAATTGCGCGCGCTCTATCGCCGGAACCCCACGCCCGAGCTCGCCCGGGCGCTGTGGGAGGTCGCACGCCTGAAACATCAGATTGATCTGTTCTCGCAGGAATATGTCCGCCTGGTAGGGATGTGGCCGCGTGACGCCGGCGGCCGCCCGGTGCTACTGGAGACGCTGAAATCCAGCATGCTGGTGGAGGTGCGCGAGGCCTGGCCGGCACCACGCCAGCCAGATCGACCACCTGTCAACTTCACGGCCGGCACCAAGTTTGCCAACCTGGATGACGATCATCCGGAGGACCTTTATCTGATCCGACAATGGGAGCGCAAGCACGGGAGGCCATTCGAGGGATAATAGGACGATAACAGGAGGCAACTCATGTGCGTCAACTACAAGCCCACCGATGCCGAACAGCTGGCAGCCATGATCGGAAAACCAACTTCCCATCTGCCGCCCTGGAAGGAGCAGGTCTTTCAAGACTACGACGCGCCGATTATTCGGCGCGGCGAGGCGGGAGAGGCCGAGATCCTGCTGGCCAACTACGGCATGATTCCCAAGGACAAAATGCCGCCGAAGGTCCGCCTGACCACCATGAATGCGCGGGCGGAGACCGTCGGGGCGAAGCCCAGCTACTCGTCAGCGTGGCGCGCGGCACAGACCTGCCTGGTGCCCATGACAGCCTTCTACGAACCGAACTGGGAAAGCGGGAAGGCCCAGCGGTGGGCCATCGGCATGGCAGATGGGGCGCCGTTCTACGTCGCGGGCCTGTGGCGCGCCTGGGATGGTGGTGAGCGGCATTCCTTCACGCAGCTCACCATCAATGCTGACGATCACCCGCTGATGAAGCGATTCCACAAGCCCGGCGAAGAGAAACGCAGTCTGGTGGTGATCCCCAAAGACCAGGCCGAAGAGTGGCTGGAGGCTGGAAATCCGGAGCTTGCGCGCGCGTTTCTGCAACTGTTCCCCGCTGACCTGATGGCTGCGGTGCCGGCCGCGAAAGGGTATGGCGGAAGTTCGCAGGCGTCGCTGCTAGACTGATTCCAGCAAATTCGGCCTGCGTGACTTTCGTCAGCTGGCCTGCGTGGGTTTTGCGTGACTCTTCCACGCATTCAACAGCATTTCACTGCAAATGACACGCAACGGGCATCGCTAAGTCATTGATTTATATAAGCGCTGGGGACTCGAATCGGCCTCATAACCCGAAGGTCGTAGGTTCAAATCCTGCCCCCGCAACCAGTTTTAGAGACATGCCGCTAGAAGCTAGTAATAGTTTCTCAGCGGCATTGTTGTATTCAGCGTAGATATTCTCGCCCTCGGCGACGACATCAATCTTTCCATAGAGCTCGGCCACCAAAATGCGCGCCTGCTGCACGTCAGCAGTTAGCGCGCTTTCCAAGTTGGCCAGCGTTTTCCGGATCCTTTCTCCGATTTCTCCAGCAGATGGTCCATCCTGGCCGGCTTTTGGCTTGCTCGCCGCCAGCTGGTTGCGCTCGGCCTCGGCCGCCCGCAGCCTTTCGGCCAGCGCTTGCGACGCACCGATGCTGGCGATGGCATCCACCAGCCGCTGAATTTCCCCGTCCAGTTCCTTGCGCCGACCAGCCGCCGCCGCGCCGTCGGCAGCACTGCTGCGCTGGCGCTCGGCCAGAATGGCCTGCACCTGGCGCCGCAACTGTTCCTGCGCGGCAGGGGAGAGTAGTTCATCGCGTAGGGTGTCCAGCAAGTTCTTGTCCGCCATTTCCCGTTTGAAGTGAATGCCCTGGCACACCGCTGGCCCGCGATCTTTCCTGTTGGCGCAGCCATAAAGCCGGGAATTGATGGCCACGATGGCCCCGCCGCAATATGGGCAGGCCATCAGGCCGCCGAACAGAGTCCGCACCGGTGCTCCCTGCTTGCGGCCAGGTAGCCGGCCATCAATGCGCTTGCGCACGATTTGCCACAGGTCGTCATCGACAATGCGCAGCTCAGGCACCTGAATTTCTCGCCAATCCTCGCGTGGGCGGTCAACCCGCTGGCGCTTGCCTGTGTCCGGATCCTTCACCCATTGCGAGCGGTTCCAGATGTAGAGGCCCTGATACAGGCAGTTGTTGAGGATGCCGCTGCCTTTGTTGGGCGATCCGTAGATGGCCGATACCACCCAGGTGCTGGCGCGCGGGGAGGGGACTTTGCGGGCGTTGAGCTCATGGGCGATGCGCTGTACGCTCCAGCCTTCCGCGTAGCGCGCGAAGATCCAACGCACCCATCCGGCCTGCGCATCGTTGACCTGGTACTTGCTGCCCAGATGGTCGCGCACGATGTCATAACCATAGGACTTGCCGCCAGCGGCATAGCCGCGTTCGACCTGGCCAGCTTGGCCGCGGTGCGTCTTGTGGCGCAGGTCGTCGAGGAACATCTCATTGATCAGCCCGCGCACGCCCCGCATGATCTTGCGGCCACCCATGCGGCTGTCGTAGCTGTCGGCCACGCCGACGATGACGATGCCACGATGCTCCAGGCGGCGCACCAACTGCTCTTGTTCCACCTGGTCACGCGAAAGCCGGTCCAGGCCTTCCACTATTAGCATGTCGAACCGCCCATTGAACGCATCCATGAGCAGCCGCGCACCGCCAGCGCGGCGGGCCACCGGCGTGGAGCCGGATACCCCGTCGTCGCTGTAGCGCTGGACCACGTCCAGCTCTTCACGCTCGGCACGGCGGATGCAGATGGTGAACTGGTCCTCGATTGAGGCCTCGCGCTGCTTGTCGGTGCTATAGCGTGCGTAGATCGCTGCTTTCATGGTGCTGAATATAGAGTGCTTTTTCGGTTTCATCATCGCCGGATAATTCCGGCGCCTGCTGCAGAACTTCGTTTGCCACCTGTTCGGCCAGCATTCGCAGAAGCTGGCCCCAGGCGGTCGGGCTTTTAATTGCGAGCATTCATCCTCCCCCTGTCGATAATGTTAGCGCTGTAGTCGCTCAGGCACAGACGTCTAGCTTCGCTGCTCGGGGTATTGCGGCGCAGGTCTCCGGCATCATCGCAAGTGAGGATGTCTGCCAACGGCACACCACGGAACAGTCCGGCCGGCTCGTTATCCAGCTCTACCCATGCGAATCGCTCGCCGTTGCCCAGGTGCTGACGAATGACCGAAATATAGCCGGCCAGCACGCCATCATCGGGCGTGTTGAAGGTGATGCGGTCCAGGCTCTGTGGAGGCTGCATCACGAAGTCACGCGGCTTGCTAGTGGCGGCGATCACATCGAATTTCACGGGTGCATTCATTGCTTCTTCTCCTTGGTGGCCGTTACAGAACACACACCAAAGCGATCGACGGCGGCGGCGATCACGTCGCAGCTATGGGCTGCGATGGCGGTGTAGGAATGGCGTGCGCTGGCAGTGCGCACGACGACACGAAACGCGGTCATGGGGCGTTCCCTTTCGTTGTGTTGGGATCAATCGGAAGTTCGGTCACATCGAGCCGGCCGGCGCGCCAGTCGGCCACCTGGCGCGGCATGCCGTGGCGTGGAGACTTGTCCTGCACCGGCACCATGCGCGGCCAGGGACATGCCTTGATGGCATCCCATGAAGCCAGCGCGCGGCCCTGCTCGTCGGCCGTCATGGCCGGCACCGGACCTCTAGGCATGTCGTCGGCCACCGGCCGTGGCCAGGGACATGCGCCCAGGGCGAGCCAGGCATGCTCGATTTGGGCGACCTGGTCCGGCTTGAACATGACCGGTGCGGGTGCTGTCTTCGGTTCGAAGGACGCATCGGCCGCAAATCCAGTCCCGGTGGGGGCCGTACAGTTATTTACACGAGTCCAAGGGAACCCCGAACCCGCCGATACGCGGGTGTCGTTCCCTTGAACTGGTGTCCATGTGTGGCGAACGGACTTGAAAACCACCCCGGCCATTTGGCGGCACTGCACGCCATAGGGCATGACGCGCTCGCACTCTTCATAGCGGCCGGTCACGGTCTTGGTTTCCTTGGCCAGGGTAATCATCAGATCGTCGCGCTTCACGATGGCGCCGCCCTGCGCACGTAGGTAGCTCGCCCAGCATGCGCGTTTCTCGCCCTCGACCTTCTGCACAGCATCCCAGGCAGCGGCCATAGCCGGCGGGGCCTCTTGCACCATGTCTTCAGGCACGCGGCGCAGTTCGCGCCAGACACTCACCGGTGCGCCGCCCCATTGCTGAAACTGGCGGATGCCCCAGCGCGCGGCCCAAGCTTCCACGCGGGCAGATGGGGTCAGCTCATAGTCCCCGGCGGTATCGGTGGTGACCACGTAGCCTTCTTTCGTCTTGTGGTCAGCCACGCCATCGATGTTCTTGGCCACATATTTGGCGATGTAGCCGGCGGCGCTGCCCTTCGACCAGTCAATGCGCTTCACGTCGAGCCGACGCTTGAAGGCCCCGGGCTCGCCACGGTCCACGCGCCAGGCATATCGTTTCATGACACGCACGGCGCGGCCGGCCACATCCTTGATATGTGGCGTGGTGTAGCCCGGCAAGGCGCGCACGAACACCAGCATGTGCCAGTGCGGGCATCCATCGTGGTGAGGTTCGGCAATCCGAAAACCATAGAGACCGATACCGCGCCGGGCCAGCGCCGAGCGTGCCAGCGCAGTCATCTTGCCCAGGTACTTATTGGCCGCGCGTGGATCTGATCCGTCGTATTTCGAGTTTGGCTTGCCACTGTGCAGTGTCGCGTGGAAGCGTGACGGGCACGACCAAGTGAGGAACAGCCCTTCGTCCTTGCACTCGCGGGCGATCATCTCGAATCCGTTGATGCGCAGCATCAGCTCGCCGCGACGAATTGTCTTGTTCGCGGTGGTCTTCTCGGCCAGCTCGGCAATGCTGAATTCCTGGCCAGCCTCGTTGCGTACCATGGTGGCCTCCAGGGCCGCCGCATTGCGCTTGTTCTGCGCCAGGCGTGACAGCACAGCGTCATTGCTGGCATAGGGCTCGCCGTGATAGTGAACATAGCCCAAGCGGATATTGCCGCCCTCGAACGCGCGGCCGAGCACTTTACGCAGTTGCCGGCGCCACCAACGCGGGTCCACCACGCGCGCGATGATGGCGCGCAAATCGTCGTCGTCCACCTCGGGGACATCAATGCCGTAGTCGCTGCATTCCTGCTCGATGATGTCGCGTGCGTTCGTGTCCGAAATCGCCTTCCACAACATTTTCTTGACGTTCTCGGCGGCCCTCTCAGCCGTCCCGCAGATCTCTGCATCGTCTTGGGAAAGGTCGATTCCGGCCGGCACATACTGGTCGGCGAAGTCGCGCACGAAATCGAGCGCCACGGGCTCGAAAATCTTGCGCCAGTGCCATATCGACATCAGCTCCAGCGCCTGGCTAACAACACGGCCGCGCCACTTCAGGGGGATGCGATCCAGTTCACGGGCGAATTGAGGGGATTCGACGAAAGCCTTGTGCTGGCGGCGCGTCTTTGCATCGACTTTCTTATACTGCATTGAGTGCTCTTTCATAGGTCGAGATTGCGCGCAGTACGGCATGACGCATGGCCAGGCGTTCAGCTTCGGTGAATGAGTGGATAGGCGATTCCCAGCGGTCAGGCGACAGACCAGCCAGGTTCAAAATATGGCGACGTACAGGCCTGGCCGTGGCCGCCCAGGAATACGCGACGCCGAGCTGGTTGTTAGGGGCCTTGCGGGTGCGCAGTAGCGTCATGGCTTTTTCCAGCTCGGCCAATGCTGTCTCATCACCTGGCGGTGTGGGCGCCTGTGCTTCGCGCTCGCGCAGCAGATCCGTGACAGGGCGGAATGACGCATGGTCCTTGATACGGGCGCAGCGCATCGTCAGCCCTTCACCCAGCCTAGCGCCGACAACAGGACCGGCGCCAGCAACAGTAAGCCCGCGATGCAATAAGCCAGTGCCATGCGCATCACCATTCCCCCAGCAGGCCGTCAATACGTTGCAGCCGAGCGGCGAGACGCTTAGAAATGGCGTTCTTGCCTTCCCAAATCACATTCCAACGCAAGCCGTCATTGAGCACTGCCTTGTGCGACAGCATGCGCTGCGCGCAGCGGAATTCCTGCAGATCCTCATCCATGCGAAGCCGGGTCAATGTGAGTGCGTTGATGGCTTTTTGCTGATCGGTAATCGTGGCCATGATTTTTAGGGTGAGCGAATCCCGCGTGCGCCAAACGGCGCACGACAGGCATTGATTTATCGGGAGTTGAACGGCCGCTTAGGCGGTCGCGAGGTCTAGCGACATCTGGTTCTTTGCGGCCAGAAATGCGCGGGAGGAAATCGGGATGCGCACTTCTGGATTGGGCATGGCCGACATCGATACCGTGCGCGAGACCTCAAGCGTGGCGACGAAGGTATGGCCGCATTCGACGTTCTGGCACTGGTACGTGATTTCTTTCATCATCGACGACATAGTGCGGCTTTTGGCCGCTCTCACACGATTCTGGCAGTGTGGGCATGGGATGCTGATTACTCGCATGGCTTTTTCCCCTCAACGGCATAAAGCACTCTTGCCTTGCCGGTAACACGCTTTGCACCTTCGCGAACTGCTGCGGACAGAACGAACTCTGCGGCGTCTTCGATTGTCTCGAATCCCTCGATCACCATCAGTTTTTCCAATGCCTCAATGAGTTCAGGGCTTGTCTGCGTCAGTTCGATATCAGGCATTTTGAGGCACTAAAAAGTGGCTCTTCAGCGCCTTGGTTTGCATGTTCTGGTTGATTACTATGGGTACATCACGAGTCACAACGAACTCAACGGCCATATGCAGCATCATGTCGTGGGCCAGGGTCGCCAAGTTTTCACCTTGCAGCTGCGCGAGCGACTTCATGAATGCATAGTTGTCGGCGTTGCAGCGGATCACGATTCGGTGATCGCGGATGTGGCGCGGATCGTCGTACATAGGTCCCCCCTGGTCAGGCGGTTGCGGATTGGAGTTCTTTTTCGTAGGCAGCCAATCCGCGCAGGAACATCACGCGGATGAATGCGGCGCGAGTGCGATGATCTCGCCTGGCGAGAACTTGCGCTTTCTCGATTTCCTCGGCAGTCAGTCGGAGCGTTACAGGCAGCGAACTTACGTCAGCTGCACCAGCTTGGGCGGTGTCTTGTGTGCTCATGGGTTAATATTTGTGTACGTCACTTAGCAATGACGAGAATGTAGCGGTCATATGGCCGCAAGTCAACAATGTTTCGAGTCAAATGAATTCATTCCAGGAACGTTTAAAGTTTGAGCGCAAGCGACTAGGCTTGAGCCAAGAGAAATTTGCATCGCTTGGTGGTGTAACGCGCGATGCCCAGATGAACTATGAAAATGGATCGCGCAAGCCAGATTCCGGCTATCTGCAAGGCCTCTCTGAGGCAGGAGTAGACATAGCGTTCCTGTTCAGCGGCGCACCCTCCTCAGAAACCCTGGCGGAAGACGAAAGAGATCTACTCAATGGCTATCGAACGGTTGACGTAAGGACAAAAGCAAGAATTCTCGGGATCATTGAAGGCGTGACCTCAGCGGAAACAGGCCGCAAGAACGCCTCGCAAATAACCGTCGGCGGCAGCATTGGCCAACATATCGTTGGCGACATTCATGGGACGTTCCAAGGCCCAGTCATGGGCAACAAAATCGTAAAGAAGAAGTAAAGACGATCGGTGCAGGGGCGCCGATTTGTGTTTGGGGATTTTATGAACAGGTTTTTCTTAGTATGCCTCTGTGTATTGCTTTCCACTCCGGCGCTGGCCGACACGCCAAAATTCAAAGCCGAAGACATCATCGAACCAATCAACGCCACAGTGGCCTGCATAACGCCCGAGGATTTACTAGCGGCGTTCAAAATGGCCTCATCCGGTGAGCAGACAAGGCTACAAGCCTATTTCGATTCTAAGCGCTGCGTGCTCACCGGTCCCGGTGAAAGACTCAAGGTTCTGACATCGGAAAACTCACCAATCATAGAGGCCGTCCCGATTTCTGTTAAATCAGCAGCTCAAGGTTTCTACATCGCCGAGGGCGCTTACAAAAAATCTGCAGCTAAAAAGAAATAGAAGTAGCCGGCGCTCTTGCGCCAATTTGTGTTTGCGCGCGTGCTGGGGAGCCGCGCGAATTTCAGTGTGCCGTGACGCGTAACAGGGAGTAACGCGCCAGGTGTTATCAGTAGGTTTTGAATGTCAGAAAAAATAGAAGCACGGGGTGATATTGGCCAGATTATCGAAGGCAACGTTCATGAGGCGCCACGATTTAATAACGTGGTGAATCTGAACTTGAGCGAGGCCAAAAAGGAAGTGCAAAGAATTACCGAGTACCAACGTAAAAGAATCAATATGCTGGTAAAAGAGTGGGCAGCGATATGCGGTGATGAAGAGATTGAAATCTATAAGATTTTCATCGCTGATTTTGGGATCCGCTATTTCCGCGAGCTGCCTATTGAGCACTACATGACAGTTAAAAAAACGCTGGAAGAATGGATTGCAGCAGGCGTTGAAAAAAGCAGTATCGCACCTACCGTACCCGCTCAAGAAACCACTCCGGCACCAATTGCGATAATTCCGACGCCGGTCGAGTGCGCCGCCTGCAAAGAGAAAGATGCGTCATTCTCTCGCTCGCAGCGAACCATATTTGTGCTGGCAATATTAGTTCTTGTCCTGGCCGCATCGTGTGCGTGGCTGCTGTATCAAATGCCCGCCCCAAGTGATGCGCCCATGTCCGATGGCCAGTGCTTCTATGAGGGGAAACCATATTCTGCCGGCAGCACTATCAGGGCTGCCGGCGGAGTTCTGAGAGAATGTGTTGCAGCAATAGACGGGCGGCCAGCAGGTTGGACGCGAGCGAAGTGATGAGTGCCTAGATTTGTGGTGTTAGTAGACAATCGTTACTGTTTTGTTCTCATTGTCTCTACTCACCGTCGCGCTACCATCTGCCGAGCCTTTAGCCGATCCATTGCATGAGTTTTGTACGGATGGAATGCCGTTCACCAAGTTCACAGTAATGTTGCACGTAGTTACTACAATTGCCGAAATACTCACCCTAGCCTGCGTAGCAGCCCGTATGGTAATAGGCAGCCACCAGCAAACAGACAGCAGGAAAAATGCTGCTGCCACCCTAAGATAAAAGTTCGATTTGGTGCTCATACATTTCCGCCGATGCAGATAGGTGCGATGGAATTCTGATGCTAATGAACGCTCAATTTTATTGGCAGTCAGATTCTTAGCCATCAGGGATTTCCTGATCTACTGCGACGCTCTGGAGGAAAGTAAGCATATAGAGCCGTCTTCCTCGGTTAGAGCGGATCTTGATATGTTAGTCGGCGTTATTCTCCGCGATGATCTCGCGCACTTCCTTTATCTTCGCCCATTCCAGTGCGGCGGCACGGCTGGCACTTTGTTTCGTGGCATAGATGTGCTTTAGCGTTTTTGCATTGTCGGCCTTACCTGCCAGCTCGGTGCCTTTGTTGTTCTTCTTTTTTGCTTTGTCGTACCACTCTGCTTTTACGCCGGTGATACCTTCTTCAGGATCGTGATCCAGCTCCCGCTCGGTATCGGCCTGCTCGGACTTGGTTTCAAACTCGATGCGCGTCGTAAAACCGCTACCGCTGATGGAGTGCGTCACGGTCTTCGATAGCCATTCCGTGGCGTCGATGTCTGCCTTGAACCCTGATACCACTACAGGCGATTGCGGCATGATCCTGGCATCACCCAGCGCAAGCTGCATTTCGAAGGTGGCCAGGCCGCGCTCGATACGCTGCCACTCCGCTGCAGCCGCTGTGCGTGCATCGGCCTCGTTCGCAAAGGTGGTGCGCAAGCGCTTGCTATTGCCGGCCTGGCCAGCGACGACGCTGCGGCGCCGGCCATATTTCTCATCCATCCAGAAGGCGCGCACGCCGCTATAGGCATCCGATTCCGAGCTGTGATATCGATGCTGGTCCCCTAGCGCACGCACCACCTTGACCACCGGCAGGGGCTTTCCGCCGGCGGTGCGGCTTTCGTTGATCGGCATGAACAGCAGCGTGTCATTCTTCACCGTGGCCACGGCATCATATTTCTTGCCCAGGCGGCGCAGCAGCGCGGAATCGCTCTCATGCGTCTGGTCCAGGTGCTTGATGGCGATACCGCGCAGGCCGGCCGAGATGCCGGACGCCAGGCCATTGCCGGCGGCGATGGCATCCACTACCGCGCCGAGCGTGGTCTCATGGAAACTGCGGTCGCGCTGCTGGCGGAACGCGTCAATCATGCTGGCCGACCTGGCGCGGATGGTGAGCCGATCGGGTGCGCCGCTGTGCTCCACCTCGGAGACGACGAACGCCCCCTTGTCCACCAGTGGAGAGCCCAGCCAGCCGAGCGCAAAATTCAACTTGGCGCCCTTGGGCGGTATTTTCAGCTTGCCGTCGGAGTCGTCCAGCTCGATGTCCAGTTGATCGGCCTCGTCGCCCCGGCACTCGCGCAGGGTGATGCTCATGAGCCTGTCCGAGACAGGGCGGCTGATGTCCTTGTCCTCGATGACGATACGGAAAGCGGGTGCGGTGGTGGTCATTGGCCAGCCCCGCCGAACTTGCCCACGATGCCGCCGACCGTGCTCTTGACGCCATCGATGGCGCTGCCAACTACGTCGCGTGCCTTGTCGGCGATGCTGTTCGTCATGCCGTCGATGTCGACCATGTTGCGCAGATCCGAGATATCGCCCAGGCCCAGCGACGAAAGCACGCTATCGTCGGTGCGCTTCAATTTGATGGTGAACTCGATGCGCTTGGCATCGCCGTCGCCATCCAGCACCGTGCGTCCCTCGTCCATGCTCTCGATGACGTAGGAACCATAGATGCGCCCGGTCCCCTGGATCAGGAACCAGCTCTTACCGGTATCGGCCATCAGGCGCAGAGCATCCAGCGAGAACGCACTTCCGGTCAGTTCCGGTGCAATCCAGCCCGACAGGGTGATGGCATCATCCCCCTTGCCGGTGTACTGCAGAGCATCGCGTCTGCCCACGCGCGAATTGGCCGCGAACTTCCATTGCGTTTGCCGCTGCAGCTCCTGATAGGCCAGCGTGGGCAGGCTGAAGACGAACATTCCCAAGACCATCATCATGATTTTTCCTTAATCCCAATCGGCGAGGTTCGAGCGCTGGCGCGATGCCTTCATGCGGTCGCGGCGGTCCAGCTCGGCGGCCACCGCCCGGGCGACGGCCTGCTCATCCATCCCAGGCGTGGGCTGGATGATGATTTGCACGGTGTCACCCTGGTAGATGACGGGCTGCGCGTCGCCGGCGCTGATTGGCGGGCGGCTATCGAAGGCCATGGCGGGCATGCTGCCCGCGCCAATAGCCACGGCCGCGCCGGCGCTGGCCAGCTTGCCGGCCAAGCTGCTGACCGTTGACAGCGGCCCGTCCTGGCCACGATTCAAGCCCACGGCCAGCCCCTGCATGGTGTAGTCGCCTAGCTCGGCAAAGACACGGCTCGGGCTATGGATGTCGAGCTTTTCCTTGAACCAGCCGATAACACTGGCGCCCGCGCCCAGCACGGTGTCCTTGACGGCGCCGAGCCCGCTGGTGATGCCATTGACCAGGCCGCGCAGGATCATGGCGCCGAACTCGGTAAATTTGGCCGGCAGCTCGATGCCGAACCAGCTCAACACCCCAGCAAAGGCCTGATAGAACAGGCCCGCCGGAGACCAATTCACGATCAGCGCAGCCACGCCGGCCAGGCCGCCCGCGAAGGCGCCGCGCACCTGCTGCCACAGGTTACCGAAGAATCCGGCGATAGGCTCCCAATTCCGGTACAGCAGATAGGCAGCGGCGGCAATGGCGGTCACGGCCAGGCCAATCGGGTTCATCAGGAACACCCGCCCCAGCCACATGAAGACGGTCCCAATCCCGCGCAGGATCGGCATGAGCAAGTTGCCCTGCAGGCCGATCTTGGCGAACAGGACGTGCAGCATGGCATAGGGGCCGATGACAGAGGCCAGGGCCAGCATCAGCGGCCCCATCACCACCATGATGGCGGCGATAGCGCTGAAACCCACAATCATGGCCTTGGCCGTGGCCGGATTGCGCTCCATGAAGCCGGTGAGCGACTGGACAGCATTGGTAGCCATCTGCAGCCCGGAGGCGTAGAGCGGCAAGATCTTGGTGCCCAGCTCCAGTTTCAAGTCCGCCACCTTGGCCAGGGTTTCCAGTTCCTTGCCGCTGGCGGTGTCGCGCCCGAGCTTGTCGAGTTCGTCGATGTTGGCGGCGCCCCGGTTCAATTTCTCGTTCTTGTGGATCTGCGCGCGCTGCTGGTACATGGTGGAGAAGAGCTGCGCGGCCGTGCGGTTCGAGAAGATCCCACCGATGGCATCGAGGATGCCTTTTTCGTCGGTGATGCCCTTGCTGGCCAATTGCGGCAACAGAACCTTTTCCATCCACTCGAATTGGTTCTCGCGGAACAGGTCCGCGCCCTTGAGGGCGCCAGGATTCAGAAACGATACCTGGCCAGCCTTGTCATGCTTGACCTTGGATTGGTCGCCGATCAGGCCCAGGTCCGCCAGCATGCCGATGGAGCGCTTGGTGGTGCGGCCCTGATACAGGTTCTGGTAAGCGCTCATCATCGAGGTGCCGACCCGGTTGCCGCCCATTTCCTGCACCAGGGATTCCATCTGGTAGTAAAAGGACTCATCCTTGAGCCCCTTGGCCGCGATACCGCCGGTCTTGATCAGGTTCAGCCACTCGCCGGGGCCGACCCGGCCACCGGTGGCGGTCAACACCTGCTGCACCATGTTGGCCTGCTTGGAGAACGTACCAATGTCCTTGGTGCCGTTACGCATTTCGATGACCTTCAGCATGTCCATGAACTTGCGTTCATTCTCGGCGCCCTCGGCCTCCCCGTAGAAGGCGTGATTGCCGAATTTCATCTTGGCCATCATGGGCGCGACCATCTCGGCGTGGTGCGTATCACCAAAGGCCGTGATGCCGTCGCGCAGCAATTGCAGGTTGTCGAGCTGGCTGGTGCCGTAGGTCTTCATGTCGCGCGCGAACTTGATCGCCTCGGCGGTCGCGGCCGGTCCCAGGCCGAGCGCGCGCACGCGGCCGTTCTCGGTCTCGTAGTGCTTGGCCTCTTTCAGGCCGGCCAGGACCGGTACGCCCATGGCGGCGCCGCTGGCCGTGGCGCCCACGCCGGCCGCCGCCAGGCCGCCGGCAGTGCTGCGCAGCTTGTCGGCGCGCTGGCGGGCGTTGGCCATGACCTGCTGCTGACGATGGCTGGCGGCCAGCTTCTTCTGCTGGTCGGCCAATTCGGCATTGGTGGCGGCGATGCTATTCTTGAGCCAGGTCTGTGCATTAGCGAGCTGGCGCGAGCCGATACCTGCATCGGCCAGGCGCTCGCGCAGGGCGCGATACTGCGTGCCTTGCCGCTCGCTGGCGTCCTGCAGCGACTTGACGCTGCGCACCGCTGCATTGAATTCGCGCGTCAGAGCGCGGGTCGGGTTCTCGGTAGCCTTCATCCTGGCGGCCAGCTCGGCGACACGCTGCTGCGCGGTGGCCAATTCGGCATTCGTTTTGCGCATGCCCTGGTGCAGCTCGCGCAGGCCGTTGAGTTCGCTCTGCTGCTTGTTCAGCTCGCGCAGGCGGTCGCTGGTGTCCTTGAGCGCTTTCCCGGTCTCCCTGGCGCCGCCGGTGATCTTCTTCAGCGGGGCGGTGATTTTCTCCATCATGGAGAACACCACCTGCATTTTCAGTTCATTTGCCATTTACTCTGCCCCGCTACGTACTCGGGCGCGCTCGCGCCACTTCATGAGGTCTGCCAGTTCCAAGTCGTCCATCGCGGCTGGTTGCCAGTGGAACACCGTCGCGATGTCGGCCATGGCGTCTTCTACTTCGATTGGGAGACCAAGGCTCGGTCCGCCTTCGGTGCCAAAAAAACCGAGACCTCCATGCCGCACTTGATCAGGTCTGCCGGGTCCATGGCGGCGACGTCAAACTGCGTCAAGGCGGGCTCGCTGATGCGCGGCAGCACCACCTGCAGGGCGCTCACGTTCATGTTCATGAGATCCATCAGGCTGACGCCACGCAGGGCGCCGGACTTGGGGCGGCGCAAGGTCAGCTCGGTGATTTGGGTATTGCCGCGCGTCAGCGGTTCGTCCAGCTCGATAACGACGGATTCGATTTTGGGAGCGGTTGCGGTGGTCATGTTGTGTCCTTGTCAGATGGGGTATTGGGAGAGGCAGGCGGCGGGTGGCCGCCTGGCCATTACAGGCCGATGGCCTTGCGGATGTCGGCGCGGCGGTCTTCGCCGCCGACAATCTCGATGCCATTCATGAAGTCGAAATCGAAGATCACTTCGTTGTCGATGGTGAGCTTGTAGGCGCTCAGGGGCATGTTGAACTTGTGCGAGGTGTCGTCCCCCACCTTGGCATTGCCCATGTCCACCTCCTTGTAACGGCCACGCACAGTGATCTCGACGGCTTGCACGGAGGCATCATCATCGCTCTGATATGCGCCCGCGAAGCGCAATTGCACGGCGCCGTGCGAGGTGGCCGCGTATTGCTTCAGTGCTTCCTTGACCAGGCCGCCGGCCGTCCACTCCAGTTGCATGGCCTCCTGGCCGAGATCCACCGAGACCGGGCCGGACATGCCGCCGGCGCGGTATTCCTCCATCTTGCGCGACAGCTTGGGCAAGGTCACTTCCGTGGCCAAGCCGGTGAAATTGATACCGTTCTCGAAGACGTTGAAATCCTTCAGTTTGTGGGGCACGCCCATGTCTTGCTCCTATTGGTTGAGATCGGTCAGGCGGTCGGCCGTGCCGGCCACCTATCCATTACGCCGCGACGCGGGCGGCGAAGTCGGCCAGGTACTGGTCGGTAATGCGCTGTTGGAACAGCAGGTTCTCCACCGGCGGCACCGGGGTGTAGCCGTAGTCGATGGTGAGCTTGCCGGCTTTGAGGGTGTCCTTGTCGTTGAACTGCTCATCGAACCAGGCTTCACCGTCGATGATGTAGCCGTTAGCCTTTAGGGACCGGAACTTGGCATTGATGCTGGCCACCAGATCCTTGACGAGCGAGGGCGTCATCGGCAGATCCACGTAAACCATGTGGGCCTCGGCGATAGTGTCGGCCAGCACCTGCGCGGTGCGGGTGTAGTTCTCGAAGGGGAAATAGCCGCCCTGGATTTCGCAGGTGCGCGAGCCCCAGAAGCGATAGCCGCTCATGTTGATCAGGGTGGTCACTTCCTTGGCGTTGAGCACGCCGGCATCCGTGGCCGGGTCCTGCAGATCCCAGAACACGTCACGGCTGATGCCGGTGGGGCCGTTCACCACCACATTGGACAAGGTCTTGTGCCAGCCGGTTTGCTCGTCGATCTTGGCACGCAGGCCCAGCGCGTAGGCCACGGCCGAGATACTGGCATCCGCATTGGTGGCCGTGTCCCAGGACACGAACTCAGGCCAGATCAGCATGACCTCTCGCTGGCCGAACTCCGAGCGGTAGGCGGTGGCCGCCACCACGGTGGCGCAGTTCCAGCACGAGGCATAGACGAAGGCGCGCAGGGTCTGTGCAATCGATGCCAGCGCATTGGTCACGGCCTTCGTGTCCAGCCCAGGCGCCCCCAGGATGCGCGGCTTGATGCCCAGCTTGGCCTGCGCGGCGAGCAATGCCTTGGCGCCGGTATAGCGGCCCTCGGCCGAGACGCCGCCGATCACCAGGCTAGTTTGCTCGGCTTCGTCGTCGCCTTCAGCCACGCGCACCAGCACCACCAGGGGCTTGGCCTGGGCCGCAATGGCCTCTAGTACGCGGCGCATGGTACCGCTCTTGCCGGCCTTGGCCTGCGCGGCCACAACATTGGTGATCAGGACGGCGGTGTCCAGGGGGAAGGTGGCCGCGTCTGCATCGTCGGCCGTAACGATCACGCCAATGACGGCCGTGGAGATGGTGCGGATGGGGCGCGTACCTTCGTTGATTTCGATGACGCGCACGCCATGGTGGTAGTCGGTGGGCATGCTTTTCCTTTCAGGTGGTCTCAATGGATTCGTGGATTTCCTGCGCCGGCGGGTCAACCTGTTCAATCACAGGCATTGCAGGGTCAGGCGCAGGCGGCGGGATCTCCGGCAGCGGCTCAATCGATGCCAGGCGCCATTGCCCCAGCGTGGCGAACTCAGGCGTGCCGGCGGCAAACTTGGACGTCCAGAAGGCGGCATGGCCATCTTCTGCGACAGGCGGCGCGATCAGGACGCGATTGGCCGGAAGGTGCTCCAGATTGGGGCCGACTTCGGGGACACTGGAAACAATGGTCTCCAAGTAGCGGCCATCGGAATCGATCACGTACAAATCCACCGGGATGGCCTCGATAATCCACTTTCCCTTCGTGCTGAACAGCCGGGCCTCGCGGGCATAGTTCGATGTCCAGCGCGCACGAAAACCAACGTCCCGCGCGGGAGGCGCCGCCATCACGGCGCCAAATGGAACGTTGTATTCCCCTTCAGCGAAGGGGAACTGTTGGGCTTCCTCGTCATGGGTATAGAGCCCGGCGTCATTGGTCTGGTAGACGGTCTTGCTGGTCATGTTGTCCTCAAATGTGAATACGGGGAGCGAACGCCACGTTCGCCGGCCGCGCTTCGGCACCGCCGCTGCTATTGATGGTCAGGCCGTGGGTGTGGTCTCCGTTGCTGGCCCAGCCGGTCGTGAACGAGTGCGCATGAGAGCCGTCACCATTGGTGTATCCGGTGCCGAAACTGCCATTACCGTTGCCTGGCTTCGCCTCTGCACCTTCACGGTTACCCACCAGGAAGCTATGCGCGTGATAGCCCGCCGCATCGGTGCCGCCCGTATGGTAGTGGTTACCGCCTGCACTGACCGCTCCACTATGCGTGTGGGCGGCATTCATGAAGTCCTGAAACGAACCGATGGCACGCGCCAGGCCCGTATCGGCATTGGTCCCGGTGAATCGCAGGAAGACATTGCGCAGGTCGGGCAGTCGGAAATAGGTAGCGTCCACATCCACAAA